GTGGTCGTCATGGGCTTCGGACACTAGGAGGCAGACATGAGCTACTACGACCGAGAGCCGGACTGGGAGAAGGTTGGTCTCGTGGACGTGGACGCCGGGAGCGTGACCCTCGGTGACCCGTGCTACGTCGTTGGCTCGGACGCCAGCGGCTTCATGGAGTGGCCCGAGTACTGCAAGTACCTCGACGGCCACAAGGAGCAGGTCTACCATCACGGTGGCAAGGGCTACATCAAGATGCCCAGTGGTCACTTCCACTTCCAGACTCTGTACGGCGACGGGAGCTACCCCGTCTACGTGAAGAAGAACGACCAGGGACAGGTCACCAAGGTTATGATCGACTTCGACCCGGACCTGGACGAGGACGATGAAGAGGAGGAGTGGTGAAGGATACCAGCAAGATGGACGCCGCTGGAGTTGCGCGTGCCTGCTCCCGCGCACTCAAGGCCGCAGGCTGGAGTATCTACAAGAGGGCGAGAAGGAACGACCGAGGCACGCCTGGACTCCACTGCTACCGAGTGGGCTATTCGAACAAAGTCGCCGTCACCTACATGAGTGCCAACCCCTACGAGGCTTACTCGAAGCGACGGCAAGACGAGAGGCGTGAACTGGTGCGACGGGCAAAGGACGCCTTGCGAGAGAAGGGCTACCCCGTCGCTGACGACGGCTACATCCACTGCCGCAAGTCGCGGTACTAGGAGGGACCTGATGGCATTCACAATGATGGGATCCAGAGGTGACGTGCGGATGCGGCTGAGGCCCCGGAAGGAGCGCGGGCCGAAGGGGATCGTGCCGAAGGTCAAGAGCATCATCCCCAACGTGAACCGCACGCATACGGTCCTGCCCGGAGCGAAGCAGGCGAAGCCGAGCTTCATCAGCAAGGTGAAGTCCTTCTTCGCCAGGGGGGACCGATAGCACTCGGCCTCTGAGGGCGCGTGGCATAAGGCCATGTTGTAGGAGGTAGAGATGCCTGAGTACGTAGAGACAGTCTTCAAGGTTGCCGGTCCAGTCCGAGTCGCCCGCGTCAACTCCAAGTCGCGCCCCGGTAAGCAGCACAAGGTGACCGTCGCGTGCGAGTGCGAGGGATTCCGATACAACGGCTACTGCCGTCACGTCGCCCTCGCAGCCCGTGACTTGAAGGACACCGCCTCCCTGGTGCGGAACCTTCACAGGTCTCAGAGAGAGACCTCCCTCTAGAAACCAGGAGCCGCTTGTCGGCGGAATACAAACAGGATGCCGTTGGTCCGGCGGGATACAAGACAGGGGGAACCGAAGGCGAACCTTGACCCGGACCACAAACTCTCTCTTGAAGGGGAGGGGGGACACAGTCTAATCTGTGCCTCTGTAGCTCAGCTAGGCTAGAGCGGCGGGCTAACTACCCGTGTCAGATGCAACCCTTGATCGTGCCGTGCGGAGTGGCGACTGATCATCGCCTGGTCGTACGGCGCACTTGCCTGATCAGTAGGTGTAGTGATAGGGGATAACGCACGCGCTGGTTCAAATCCAGCCAGAGGCAGCAACCCTCGACGTAACGGGGCGTCTGAATCCACGCCCACCTTCAAGTGAGAGCACGAGGAGCAACCTGGGGATGCGTGCAAGCTCCCCCCAAGGCATGGCCGCAACGCTGTCTGACTTGCACCAGATACGCTAGCCAGCCCGTCTTCGTGCTCTCACTTGAGGGTGGCCTCTACTACTCTGCATTCAACTCAACGCGGGAGGTGAATCGATGCGTTGGTGACGTAAAGCCAACTGAAACACACAGGCACCGGAGCGAGGGACTTGGGGCACCCTCAACGCGTCACGCCCCGATAGCTGATAGTTGGCAGGAACTTGGCGGGCGGGGGTTATATCAGCGGCTCCCGTCCGCCGCTCCAGGAGGCGCAACCATGAAGGGACGCAACCCCGTCGCCTACGCTCTCGCCCTGCGGGGCAAGGGCAAGGCCATGAAGGACCGCCGTGCGCCTCGTGGGAAGGCCAGGAACGAGCGCAGAGACGTGGAAGCCGCGCTCCAGGCGGAAGGCGTAGACCGAGAGGGATACCCAGAGTACATCCCTGAGCTTGACGACTACGACGAGTGGGAGTGGTGGGAGGACTAGATGAGCGAGTGGAAGAAGTACGAGCGAGGTGATCAGGTGGCCGTACTGGTGTCCCCCGGATTCGGCGCGGGCTGGAGCACCTGGGCCGGCCGCGAGCACCAGGAGCAGGCCATGTTCGACAGCCGCTTGGTCGAGAAGGTTCTCGCCAACGAGGAGGTCACCGAGGATGACCTTAAGGCCTGGTTCGGTGAGGAGTACCCCTACTCGGGTGGCCTCGACCAGGTGGAGGTCCACTGGCTCGACAAGGGGACCGCCTTCATCATCGAGGAGTACGACGGGAGCGAGTCCCTTCGGCTCATTTCAGACCTCTCGTTCACGGCGTGAGGAGGCCAGACATGAGGTACGCAGAGACGACAACCCCAGAGGAGAGGCGTCGCTACAAGCGGTGGCGCAAGCGGATCGCGGATGACGTGAGAGCGTTCCGCGCCATGACCGGGGCCTGGCCGGAGAAGAAGTGGATCCACGCCTCGAAGACTCAGGCTGCGCTGCGCGTGCTACAGGAGATCGACCCGCAGCCGAGCATCCTGGACATTGCGAAGACGAAGGAGGACCCATGAAGCGGGTGAAGATCACAGTCGAGGTCACCAACGATGACGGCATCGAGATCGTGACGCACCGCGCATCGTGGGACGTAGACCCCAAGAAGAGGAACAAGACGTTCGACCAGGCGGAGACCTTCCTCAAGGTCACGCTGAAGGAGGAGTGATGGAAGAGTACGACGAGGGGTTCGCGAGGAACCTTATGAGGCTGACTGGCGACTTCGGGGGCGACTGGCAAGACTTCGCCAACCGCAAGCTCAAGGCCGTGTCCCTGCGTGACGACAAGACCGTCCTCGTGTTCGAGTTCGAGGATGGGGGCAAGGCCGAGTTCACCGCCGAGGGAGACTGCTGCTCCCACTCCTGGTTCGAGCACCTCGAAGCTCCCGACACCGTCGAGGGGCTGGAGGTTCTGGCCGTCGAGGATCAGCGCATGGAGCACGGATGGGACGGTGAGGAGGACATGGGGGACTACCTCCAGTCCTACCAGACCATCCTGCGCCTCAACAACGGGGAGTCCATCAAGGTCGAGTACCGCAACTCCAGCAACGGCTACTACGGTGGCTACCTGGAGCGTGTCAGATAGCAACGGCTGGCGCGTCTCTCTAGTGGAGGGTTGATATGAACCAGTACCTCATGGACCTCAAGCACTCGAAGAGTCTCACCGATCAGGCCGCGCTTCGGGAGATCATTGACGATCTCCACGAGGACGCGCTCCAGGAGCGGATCCTACGGGACCTCTTCACTCCCCCACGCCCAGAGTTTGAGAGCGTCGAGTTCTACCCGATGCAGGAGGGTGACGTTGACTTCTAAGCGGGCCTGCTACCACTGCCGCAAGACGATCCGCACCAACTCCAGGAGCGCAATCTATCTAGGCTTCCTCGTCGCTACCAAGGGGGAGCCCTACGAGGCCTGGGTCTGCAACAAGAAGTGCCTCAACCAGTACAACGAAGAAGGAGACGAGTAGATGAAGAAAGCATTGATCGCCGTGACTCTCTGCCTGGCGGGAGCAATCGCAACCGCCGGTGAGCCCCCGCCCATGCCGATGAACAGCGTCCAGGGCATGATCCGCGCCCTGGAGCAGGATGGGCCGAGTGGATGGGAGGCTATCCACTACGGCTACGCCCTCGGCTACATCCGTGGAGTCGATGACGGGATGTTCGTGACCATGAAGTGCTACCAGGGTCTGACCAGCGAGACCAACGGGCAACTCGCCCGGATGTGGATCAACATAGCGAACGAGTTCCCAGAGATGTGGAACAAGCCTGGGGCCGTCCGCCTCATCACCTCGGCCATGCTGATCCGCCACTTCCCCTGCGAGGGTGGCGAGTCTGTGTCCCCAACGGAGTTTCACTGATGCGGATCCTGATCGCGGCGCTCGCACTCTGGGGGATTGGGTGCGGCCACGCCGAGTTCTCATCCCCCGATCCCGTGAACGAGCAGGAAGCGTTCTTCATCGCCAAGGTCGAGCACTACTGCGGCGTGCTGGAGCATGGCCCCTGCTACGTGGAGTTCCACGAGAATCCGAACGGCGGCTGGATGGCCGCATGGGCTACGCCTGGTGGGAACGTTGTGAACGCACACAGGCAGACGATCCACGATGGGTCGTTCAGCTACCTGAACGAACTCGCCGGCCACGAGGTCTGCCACCTTGGCGGCTGCAAGGAGAAGTACGGCAGGCCTGGTTGCTGGACAGAGGTCGAGGCGAACGAGTGCGTGAACCGCATCGTCTACGGCCAGGAGTAAGGAGGACAGATGAAGTCCCTGATTGATTCCTTGAAGGCTGCGAAGCGCGTCTCCACGCCGCTGATCGCGGTCACTACGCCGGACCAGCCGGCCCTCGCGCAGACCATCGCGGAGAGCCTCAACGGTGGCCTCCCGGTCGTTTCCTGGGACCGGGGCAACGGCTACATGGCCCTCAACAAGACCGCCGAGGTCGTGCTCCAGGAACTGGCGGACTCGCTGGACATGGACGCCGACGAGATCAAGACAGCCACGTCCGATCCCGTCGCCGCCATCCGCACGGCATCGAAGCTGGGCCAGGTCGAGGGCCAGGCAGAGAAGGAGGTTGTGCTCATCGCTCACAGCTTCAACCGCTTCCTGCATGACTCTCAGGTCCAGAACGAACTCGTCCAGTTGGTGCTCAATACCAGGGACACGTTCAAGGCGCAGGGGAATATGCTCATCATGCTCTCTCCTGACTTCACCTTCCCGGATGAGATCGTCCACGATGTGATCCTGCTGGACGATCCCCTCCCGGAGCACGAGGGCTACGCCACCATCGTTCGTGAGCTACATGACTCGGCTGACCTGTCGAAGCCCGATGACGAGTACCTGAAGAAGGTCACGCGCAGCGTGCGTGGGCTCTCCGCTTTCGAGGCGGAACAGGTGCTCGCCATGTCCCTTGCGCTCAACCCGGATGCCGGCGAGATCGACCTCGCGCACGCCTGGGACCTCAAGCAGAAGGCGGTGAGCAAGGTCAAGGGTCTCACCATGACCCTCGACGGCCCGGACCTCAAGGATCTCCGTGGCCTCGACCAGGTCACCGGGATGCTCAACGATCTCTGGGCTGGGCCAGAACCCCCGGAGCTTGTCGTTCGCATCGATGAGATCGACAAGGCTCTCGCAGGACTCGGCTCCGGTGGCGGTGCGGGGGACAACACCGGAGTCACCCAGGATCTCCACGAGCAGTTCCTCACCAACATGGAAGGCAACGAGTGGAACGGAGCCATCCTGGTGGGCATCCGAGGGTCCGGCAAGACGGTGCTCACCGAGTCCATCGGAGCGCACCACAACGTGCCTACCATCGTGATGGACACCGGGTCCATGAAGGGCAAGCACGTCGGGGAGTCCGAGCAGGCATTCCGCGAGGCCTTCCGCACCATCAAGAGCATCGGTGGCAAGAACGTCCTCGTCCTGGCCACTTGCAACAAGCTCGACGTGCTTCCTCCTGAGCTTCTTCGTCGCTTCAAGCTCCAGATCTGGTACTTCGACCTCCTCACTGACGAGGAGCGTTCCAGCCTGTGGCCCGTGTACCTGAAGAAGTACGGGCATCCCCTCGACTCTCCCCTCCCGGATGACACCGGGTGGACGGGAGCCGAGATCCGCAACGCGTGCGAGATCGCATACAAGCTCAACAAGCCGGTGAAGGAAGTGGGCGAGAGCTACATCGTCCCTGTCACGAAGAGCGCACCGGACTCCGTTCGGTCCCTTCGGAAGCAGGCAGACGGCACGTTCCTCTCCGCCTCCTACCCCGGCACCTACGAGATGAGCAAGGCCTGCGACTTCAAGCCCAAGAAGTCCAGCGGTCGCAAGCTTGCTCTGAAGGGAGCGAACTAGATGTTCTGGAGGCTGGTCGTAGCCCTGGGGCTCCTGAAGCTGATCTCAGGGGTCCTGGGGGGCTGGTACGACGCATTCTGGGAGGGGGTCGAAGTTGGACTACGTGAGACAGAGGAGAGTCCACAGGTCTACAGACCGTGTACAGACGTGGATGAGGCGGCTGTCCGTAGGTGTATCAGACGTTCGAGGCGTCGCCTCATGCTCGATGACAATCCGTATTTCTGGGACAAGGGAGGTGCCGCGTGAGCCACATCGCGACGGCGAAGGTAGTGATCAAGAGTCTTCGTGACGCGAAGAACGCGGCGAAGCGGCTGGGTGGCGTCCTGCACGAGAACGTGAAGAAGTACACCTGGTACGAAGGGAAGTCCTCGTGCGACGCAATGATCGAGTTCCCTGGCGCGAGATACTCGGTGGGCCTGATCAAGCAGAAGGACGGCACGTACTCGCTGAACTTCGACGCCTGGGCCTCGGGTGGACTCACCCCCTTCATCGGGCATAACGGAGGGAAGTTCTCCCAGGCGTACGCTGTCGAGGCTGCGAAGCGGATGGCTCGCATTCGTGGCTACAACGTCCGCGAGGTTCCTCGCAAGGACAACCAGGTGGAACTGGAGGTGATGGTCCGATGATCGAGACACTGGTAGGCATCGAAGTCGTGGCGTACCTGGCCGGCGTGATCGCAATGGCCTGGACGCTGGAGAGCACGTCCCCTCCGTCGAAGGCCCCCGAGGTCAGTAACACGGCGGGGCACGTCATCCTGATCATCCTGTCTCTCTTCTGGCCGGTCGTCTGTCTCGGCTGGCTCTTCAGGAGGCTAAGGGGATGAGCAGCGAGCCCAGGAAGATCACGAGCAACCATGTTCGCGCCGAACTGAAGAGCTTGGCCACGAACCCAGAACAGACCGAGCAGGAGAGGAAGGACCACTTACTGATCGAGTCAACCATCGAGTTCCTGAAGGAGGAGCTTCGGAGGGAGAGAGAGTCATGAGCAAGTACGCAACCAAGCTGGAGGTGCTGGAGTTCCTAGCCGAGGCAGTCAGTCGGGGCTACGTGGGAGGGCTCTGCTCAGCCCTAGACGACATAGACGGAGACAGGGGCGGCAGCTACTACGGGCACATCGAGATCCCCTACGCCTCGCGGAACATGACAGACAGAATCAGGAAGCTCCTTCGGGACGAGGGCCGGCGCAGGAAGGGGCCAGGGTACACCCTCGCGGACGACTACATCTGGCCCGAGTGGACCGGGAGCCGTGGGGCCAGGTACAAGTGGCTCAAGGGGCAGATCAAGAAGGAGGAGGGGATGTACCCAGCCCTCAAGTGGAGGAAGAAGTGAAGAAGATCACGATCATCGTAGACGGCCAGGGACAGACCAAGGTCGAGGCCTCCGGGTTCTCCGGGAGAGAGTGCCTCGACGCCACCCGCGCCATCGAGGAAGCCATCGGGAAGACGTTCAAGCGGGAGGACAAGCCCGAGATGAAGGGCACCGCCAGGAAGGCATTGGTGACCCAGTGAGCACCATCATCTTCAACGAGAGCGGAGACCTCAGACTCATCTACGACGATGACCTCGTCGCTCTCGTCAAGCCCCTCGGGACAGTGACAGTCCGCCGCGCCTCGCACGTCGAGCCGGCACCGGATGGGGAGTGGGCCGCAGACCTGTCTCCGGTCAAAGGTCCCCTTCTTGGTCCGTTCACCACTCGCAAGGAAGCCCTCGCCGCAGAGGTGGCGTGGCTCAAGTCCAACGACGTTCCAACCCCTTCGGAGAGATAGATGAAGAAGAAGACCCCGGCAGACATCATCAAGAAGCGCATCGAGAAGTGCGAGCGTCGCATCGCCAAGGGCTACGTGGCCCCCGAGGGCCAGGAGTCCGAGCAGTCCCGTCTGGAGCGGCTTCAGGCCGCGTTGAAGGAGATGGAGTAATGACACAGAACCTGTCGGAGAACACCGTCGTGCTGGCCCTCACGCTGGGCCAGGTGAGCAACCGCCGGAAGCTGTCCTCGTCCACCGAGGCGATCAAGACCGAGATCGACCGGGACATGCTGCACGTCGGCATCGACCTGTACGACGCGCCCGAACTCAAGGCGTGCCGGCGCTTCCTCACCAGCTTGAAGCTGGCGGTGCGATCCAAGACCGTGCCGTCCTTCCTGAAGGGCGGGATGTACATGGTCAAGGTGGAGGCCGTCGAAGAGATCGACGCTCTCCTCTTCAAGGCGCGTGAGGACTTCCGGCCCCTGGTCGAGGCCTTCGCCGCCGTGGCAGACGAGCGGAAGGAGGAGAGCCGCGCCCGCCTCGGGTCCGCATTCAACCCCGGCCTCTACCCGACCGCAGAGCAGATCAACGCTCTCTACCGCATCGACTGGAAGTGGCTCACAATGAGCACGCCGGACAGCCTCAAGAAGATCAGCGTCCAGTTCTTCGAGCGGGAGCGCGAGAAGCAGGAGGAGGCCCTCCAGGAGGCCGTTCACGAGATCACGAACATGCTCACGCTGGAAGCCAAGGGCCTGGCGGACCACATGGTGGACCGCCTGACGCCGGACGAGGACGGGAAGCCGAAGATCTTCCGCAACTCCATGGTGTCGAACATCACCGAGTTCCTGGCGAACTTCAAGCTCCGCGACGTGGGCTCCAGCGAGGAACTCCAGTCACAGGTGGAGCGGATGCGGAAGCTCACGGAGGGTGTCCAGCCGGATGACCTCCGCAAGAGCGACTCGCTCCGACAGGACGTTCACGAGGGCTTCAAGCGGGTGGCCCAGACTCTGGACTCGCTCGTCATGCAGAAGCCGAAGCGCAAGATCAACCTTCGAGAGGAGGCGTAGACATGAAGGTGCTCATCATCGACGGGAAGGGAGGGATGTCCTCCCTCGAAGACCAACTCGACAAGGCCGCAGAGGAGATCGGAGGCTGCGGTGATCCCAACTGCGAGGGCTGCGGGGGAGACGGCTCCAAGGTCAAGGAGATGCTCCAGGCCATGATCAACCCTCCGAAGCCGACTCTGAAGACGGCCATCGAGGCCCTTCACGAGGTCTCGAAGAAGGAGACCGATCCGGTCTCTGGTGTCTTCTACGGGGCGATGGCCAGGATCTTCGAGAGTCTCCCCAACCAGGAGACGGCGACAGCGAAGGAGATCCCCATCATGGACCGCGTGGGGCTGTTCCTCATCATGGTCGCCATGCTCAAGTACCAGGCGAAGGAGCAGATCGGTGAACCTCTCGTCCACCAGATGATGGTGCAGTCGATCTACTCCCTCGGGTCCTCACTCAACGTCGATCCGCCCAAGAAGTCCAGCATGGAGATCATCGACAACGTTCGCAAGTCGATCAACTGACGTACCGGGCGTGGGGGGCATTGGGCCCCCCCGCCTTTCAACCGCCGCTTCCATGCGGCAGAAAGGACGTATATGCAATTCCGTTTCCCCTCGGCCCAATTCCGGGCCATCCCCAGCCCGTCCGGTTCGAAGAAGGACGGGTTCTTCTTCGTAGAGGCCACGTCCGTACCAGGCGAATTGATGGACTGGCGTGACGTGAACCCTCGCGAGATCAGTCGCAACACAGCCGTCTATCGGGACATCGTGGGCTCTTTGGACGAGGTCCCCGAGCAGTTCCACGAACGCAACCGTGGGATCACCATCGCCGCACTCGGGATGTCGTACGACTCCCGTCGCAAGGAGGTCATCCTCGAACTCACCAACCCCTCGATCCACGGCGTGATCGACGGGGCTCACACCCTCGACGCCATCCTCTCCTTCGAGAAGGAAGTCCTGAGCCGCAAGGCCTACGTCCTCATCCATGCGGTGACGGGCGTGAATGAGGACCAGATCGTGGAGATCGCTGGCGGACTCAACACGAGTCAGCAGGTGGACCTCAAGAGCCTGGAGAACCTCAAGGGGAGCTTCGACGCTCTGAAGGCAGAGATCGCTGACACTCCCTACGCCGGCCTGGTGGCGTACAAGATGAACGAGAAGAAGCCCATCGACGTGCGGGTGATTCTCCAGTACCTCGCCGTGTTCGACTGCACGCAGTACCACGGCCACCAGCACCCCACCCCGCTCTACGGTCGGAAGAACAACGCCGTGCGGTTCTTCGCGGACCAGGCGGCTAGCCCACAGCCGGGTGACTCTCTCCCGGTCCTCATCACCTTGGCCAAGGACATCCTCCTCCTGCGCGACCGCATCGAGGCCGAGTTCCTTAGCCCAGGCCGCAAGCCCGGTTTCTACATGAACCTCCGCCGGAAGTACGAGCAGTTCTTCTCCGGTGAGAGGGTTCGCGGGAAGATCTCCGAAGCATGGATCCTCCCGTCCCTCGCCGCCTTCCGGGCCAACCTGGTCTGGAACGGTGGCGCTCCGGTCTGGGAGGTCTCGAACGAGAAGCTGATCGAGACTGCCATCCCAGAGATCTACGAGACGCTCAAGCTGGCTCACGCCGACTGTGACGGTGTCCCCGACAGGGTGGCCCGTCTCTCCTCGACGTACAACGCCTGCTACAGCGCCGTGGAGAAGGCCGTACTCAAGCTCAGCCGTTAGTACCCGGTTCGCCCCCAGCTACTCCCTCCGCTGGGGGCGAGCCCACCTTCCCCAAACCGATAAGGAGGTACAATGTTCACTCCCGTTGATGAAGTCGAGCCCTACACTTCGGAGGAACCGGAGATGATCACGAGGTTGAAGATCCGAGAGGCTCTCGAAAAGACGCAGCCAATCGACCTCGGGGAAGTCGTCTCCTGCCTAGACCGCAAGCTCAGAGTCTCGAACGCCGAACTGGAACTCTACAGGCAGAAGCTTGCCGAGGCGCTGGGGGCACTCCGCGACAGTGGCCACCCGGAAGTTGCGGAGTCCATCGAAGGGTGGGCTTAGGAGAGAAGATGAGAAAGACTTACGCCGTCTTGATCCTCGCGTTCATCGTGGGGATCTCCATGTCGTTCATGCTGTCCTGTAACAGCAAGTCGAGCCCAACGGGGCCGTCCCTACCAGGAGACGCAACGTCTCAGCCTGGGACGGTGAGCCCATCGGACACCACAACCCCGGCAGTCACCCCAGCCGAGCCAACGAACATCGACATCAAGATCAAGGGCGACGGGACAGTCGTGAACAACTCCGGTACGACCTACACAGCGTGCCTGTTCGACGCCCCGTACGGTGAGGGCAAGCTCGCGGACCAGTGGCTCGTGAAGGCGGGCCGCACTCCGATGGAGTACGAGAACGAGACGTGCGAGGAGCAGAAGCCACAGCTAGACATCATCGACGCCAAGACCTGTCCGCCGACTCCGCACGGCCTGAGCCCCATCGCGGCTCGCATCCTCGATCCGCTTCCGCCGGCCCCCGAGTGCGCCGAGTGCGAGGAGGAGGCCGAGATCGTCAAGGTCGAGCGTGGCGAGGAGGGCGACTGGGGTGAGTGCGAGGAGTCTCGACCGGAGGCCGAAGCGAGCACCGACGTTCCTCAGTGCTCCAAGAGCCGAGAGGTCGAGTTCATCACCCACTGGAAGCAGTGCGACAAGACCTGGACCACCACCGAGACGCGCCCCGAGTACGAGCGCTGCGAGTGCCCGTGCGTCGATGAGTGGCGCATGGAGCAGGAACCCGAGATCATCGAAGGCAAGTGGTCCGAGTGCGTCGCTCCAGAGGAGCCGTTCGATGAGAGCGCATTCGCAGCGTTCGCAGGCGTGACGGCATCGACCCACACCCCGGCGCCAGAGCTTTGCTACGGTGAGCGCACTCGCACCGACATCCTGGTCTGGTACGAGACCTCGTCCTGCACCAAGGAGCGACGTGAGGCAAAGCGCGAGGAGAGGGTGCTCACCGAGAAGTGCGAGGTCGAGTGCCCGTATGCCGAGGGGTACTGCTTCTACAACGTGAGCGGTCGCATCAAGGAGGCGACGTGCCGGCTCAAGCTCGGCGGCAACCCGCTCGCCTTCGGGCAGTGGGGACGCTGGCCGGATGGTCCGCCATCCGATCACTGCCGCTTCACAGTTCCTGGCATCTACTCGGACACGTTCAGGCAGTTTCAGTTGACGCCTGGGCAGTCCGATCCGCGATGCAACAATCGGTAGGAGGCTAGATGAAGGATCCAGAGGTCTCCACAGAGGAGCGACTCAACCTCGCTGGTGAGTACGTACGCGGAAGAAAGGAGTCCAAGGGCGATCCGTTCAGGGGCCTTGACGACTACATCCTCTGCGTTCGCCTGATGATGAAGAATGGCACTGCTCACTTCGAGACACCGTCAGTCAATGAGACCAGGCCCGCGATGAAGCTGGTGGAGACACAGGATGTCACACTGCTTCTCTCGGCCCTGGACCTCGACTAGTGCCCAGAGAGCACTTCACGCCCCCCGCACCCGAGGTACGACCGCTGTGCCTCGGGTGCGAGGGCTGTAACGACTGTAGGGATGACGGGCTCTACGCCTGGAACGGCAAGCAATGGCTCTGTCATCGGTGCTACAGGAAGGGAGGTCAGCATGGTAGACGACCCAATCGTCGTCATGCGAAAGCCTAGCCTTCGCCCCCCTCGTCGCTCGTTCATGACTCCAGAGGACATGAGACATCTGAGACAGAACGTCATACGCTGTTCTCAGAAGCAACTGGCCGAACAGATGATCGACCCCAACACGGGAGCCGAAGTGAAGAACTACCAGGTGTACAGATGGGAGGCCGGAAGGGTCCTAGTGCCTCTCTGGGCCGCACGTCTGGTTCGGGCCCTGGCTGATGAGGCACGCAAGTACGACGCGGAGGGACGATGAGCTTCAGGCGCTGGAGTAACTCCAGTCTCACAACTGTCGGAGTGTGCGGTCACAAGTTCTATCTCAAGCACATCAAGAAGGACTACCGACCCAGCGGCGTGGCCGCAGCCCGTGGCCGCGCCGCACACTTCGTTGCGAAGGAAACCCACAAGCGACAGATGGTGGAGCTTGGGACATGGGAGGAGGACAGAGAAATCCCGAAGTGCGAGGAGCTACCGGGCTCCGGGAAGTCCCTTCAGGAGGCCAGGGACCTGGCCGCGACAGAGTTCGACAGGCTCTGGAAGGGCAACGAGGTACACCTCTCCAAGGAGGAGTTGAAGGAGAAGGACGCCATCTACGCGCACAACAAGGACGCAGCCACCGACTTCTCCGCGCTGTACGTAGGTGACGTAGCCCCACCAATTATCCCAACGGCGGTGGAGCGGAAGGTCATTGTGGAGCCGAAGGATCTGGACATCACGCTCACCGGCTACCTTGACCTGGTGGAGGACGAGGAGGGGAACGAGTACATCCGAGACCTGAAGACCAAGGAGAAGGCACCGTTCAAGGATGAAGCAGAGACCTCTCAGCAGTTGACCCTCTACACGCTCATCCGGCACAAGGACGTGGGCCACTCACCCAAGGGCTCCCGCCTGGTCACGCTGGTCCGCACGCCGAAGGCCCACGAGATGACCGTCAACGTGCAGGAGACGACGCGCAGCATCGATGACCTGAAGCGCATGGTCGAGCGGATCCGCAACGCCGTGCGTGCCGTCGAGGCCGGCGTGTTCGTGCCTGCTGCTGAGGGTGTCCCAGGCTCCCCGTGCGGATGGTGCGAGTTCAACGACGGGACGTGCGAGTACGTCCGAAGGAGGGGGAAGTGATCGCCCTCATGGTGCTCACATGAGCTACTACCGTGCGTGCCGTAGACACCTAGATGAGATCACTTCGAGAGATGGGTCACAAGGTGAGGTTCTGGAATGCCCACAGGGGCATACCGTCCACTCCTGGTACGTGATGGACGAGAAGGGAGAGATTGTTGCCACGGCCTTCGAGTATGAGACCTTCATCCTCGTACCGGGCTCCGGGAGCAACGAGGAGGGTGAGGAACTCCGGGAACCTAGCGAAGAGGTTTCACGAGCACCAGAGGACTGGGAGGAACTGCAAATCAGATGGACATAGGTGGAGCGCCACCTACAGACCTCTCGTGTCCAGTGACCCTGCTATAAAGTACGGCAGGGTTTACGACTTCAGGATTTGCCTGAGGTGCAACCAGATCGACTGGAGGAATTGATGTCGGATAAGAAGACGAACGACCTAGTGGTGGCGAAGCCCACGACCCCGGTCAAGTACGACCCCAACGACCCTGTGTCGCTGTACATGAACGAGAGCGTGTTCGTGCAGCTTCAGCGGGTCTCGATGCTCATGGCGAAGAGCGGGCTGGTCCCAGACCATCTCCAGGGCGAGAAGAACGTCTCGAACTGCTTCCTCGTCGCGGCCCAGGCGTTCCGCTGGGGCATGGACCCCTTCGGTGTCGCGCAGTCCTCGTACGTGGTGAGCGGAAAGGTGGGCTACGAGGGCAAGCTGGTCGCAGCCATCGTGAACGCCCAGCCGCAGATGGAGCGCAAGCTCAACTACCACTACTCGGGCGAGGGTGGCCGGCGCAGAGTGGTCGTCTCGGGTCGCCTGAAGGGCGAGGACGAGGACCGCACGGTCGAGGGCGACATCTCGGTCTGGGGCACCAACAACAAGCAGTGGCGCGACATGCCCGACCAGATGCTCGCGTACCGTGGGGCTCGCGAGTGGGCCCGCCGGCACATGCCGGAAGCCGTGCTCGGAGTCCAGTCCATCGATGAGGTGGAGCAGATCGCAGCGAGCAAGCCGGAAGAGAAGCCCGTCGAGTCTCTCGATGAGCTTCTGCCTACGTCCAGCGTCGAGGCCGAGGACGATCCCCCGGAGCACACCAGGGGCTCGACTGTGAAGCCTGAGCCGACCCCGGTCGAGGTGGAGCCCGAGGCAGAAGAGGAGCCGGATGGCGACTCGGATCCCGTGGACGCCCAGCCCGCAGGGCAGAAGCTCGGCGGCAAGGTGAAGGTCAAGAAGCCAGCGAAGAAGGGAGGGCAGAACGAGATCGATGAACTCTTTGGGTAGTGACCTGGTCATCGATTGCGGCGAGTGCATTAACGAAGGCGAGTCGGGGCAACTCGGCGTCTTCGTCACTCGCTCAGGAGACCTTCGCATCGTGTGCCACAAGCACGAGTCGATCATTCTCTACTGGCAGAACAAGGAGGTCGCTGAGAACCTCCAGCGCATCGCCATAAGCGGCTGCGACGGTGAGGACTGCGATCACGAGGAGACGAGGCATTGAGCATCGCATCGCTGGAAGCGAACGAGTGGGAGAAGGCTCTGGTCGAGGCACTCAGCCCCTGGCCCCTGTCGAACGAGGACGCCTGGGAGATTGTCCGAGAGCACCTGAGCGCAGCCGAGAAGAGGGGAGAGAAGCGTGGCAAGAAAGAGGCCCAAGACAATCGACAAAAGCAGCAGAGAGTGGAAGCTGACCGAGCACCTGACAAGGTTCGTCAACGAGGTGTTCGGAAGAAGGCTGCGTCCGTCAAGGGCAGTGTTCGACGCAGTCGTAGACGCTCTTGACGCCGGCTACGACGCCGACGAGCTTCGCATCGCGTTCTGGGCTGCCAGGTGCCTGAAGGGTGAGTGGATCGGGAGCGAGCTTCAGAGTTCGCTTCCGGCCCACGTCGTCCTCAGGTTCCACGGCGGCATGAACACCACCACCGGGAAGCCGGCAGTACGCTGGCTAGACGACCTGTCGTCACGAGCCCCAGAGATGAACTCCCGCCTCGTTGGTATCGTTCTCGATACACTCCCCGAGGACATGAGAGAGAGCGAGCGGGAGCTTCTTAAGCGCCAGGGAGTGACCATCGAGACGAGATGAACTACAACGACCCCGAGGTGATGCTGGTGGCCGGCGCTATCGTTAGCCCTCAGCTTGCCCCGGAGGCAGCGAAGTACGTAGACCCATCCGACTTCGAGGACAGGAAGCTCGGCGCGGTCTGGCGTGTAGTGGTTGGAATGCTGAACGAAGGAGCGTCACTCGAAGAGATCGACGCCGTCGCCATAGCCCGCAGGGCAACAGACGACCCAGAAGCACGCAACAACCTGATGGCGTACCTGGCCAAGCTTCTCGATGTTCCGAGGCTCACCTCACTTGTAGTTGCTGCGCAGAGAGTGCATCGCCGGGGCACAATGCGCAGAGCGATTGAAGACATGAGAGCCATCGCAACCGAGTGCAAGGAGCAACTCAAGTCCCCAGACGGTGACGTGGAAGATCTGGACGGCAGGATCGCTCGCCTCTCCATCGACATCGCCGCCAGGTCGGACGTTACCAACAACCGTGCGGAGTACCAGGATCTCGGGTCCGAGGTCTCTGCGTACTTCGACCAGCTAGCCGCCGGCCCAGCCGAGGGCTCGATCCCAACCGGACTAACCCGCCTGGACCGGAAGCTGGGTGGTGGTCTGCGCCCCGGACAGCTTCATGTCATCCTTGGGAGCACCGGGAGCGGGAAGACAGCCCTCGCCTCCCAGATGTGCGACGAGGCTGTCAGGAGGGGTAAGCGGGCCATCATGTTCTCCATGGAGGTGGACCCGGTGGACGTGTTCATCCGAGATGTGGAGCGGAAGGCTGGGGTCTCCCGCTGGAAGCTCCGGTCCTTCAACGAGGATCGCCGTCAGGAGGCCCAGGAGGCTCTCCTGGCCGCTCAAATGGCAATTGTTACCTCTGGGGCAGGGAAGATCATCTACGGCGAGCCTATGAGCGTAGAGGGCATCAGACAGGCGATTCTGACCGAGACCATGAGGGGCGGTCCCATCGACATGATCGCCGTGGATCACGCCCAGGTGGCGGCTCCCAGCGCCTCAGAGAAGCGGAACCGCCCACGCTACCTAGAGGTCAAGGACGTGGCCGAGGGCCTCCGGGCCATCTCGAAGCACCTAGGTGTGGCTGTGGTCTTGACCGGGCAGTTGAACCCACCGCCGAAGGGGGAGAGGCCCAGCAAGGACATGGTCCGCGAGTCGAAGGACATCGTGAACCCCGCCGAGGTCGTCATGCTGATCTGGCACGAGAAGGAGGAGGTCGATGACGAGACGTACATCACGGACTCTTGGATCATCTGCGACAAGACACGAGCGGGATCGGAAGGGAAGGTCCCAGTCGTCTACCGAGGAGAGTGCTACCGATTCGAGGACAGAGGGCTCTCCCAGAACGACGATCCAGAAGACGACTGACCAGTTGGTGATGTTCGAGGGCTGCGAGCCGCAGCCGATTCCAGAGGATGCGAACGATGAGTGACGCGGTGGAGAGGTTGAAGCAGTACATCGACGACTGCGAGCCCGGAACGTGCGACAACTGCGACGACATCCGTGAGGTGCTGGCCCGACTCGACAAGGCAGAGTGCAACGATGGTTGTGTGGCTGTCGAGGAGTACGACCGGGTGTTGGACCAGGTCGAGCGGCTGCGGGCCAAGGTTGATGCCAACGAGGAGATCCACTTCGAGCAGGGATGGAAGCTGAAGCGGGCGACCGAGGAGAACGAGCGACTGAGGGCCATCGAAGGAGCCGAGGATTTCTCAGACGTGCTGTACCGGGCAACGCAAGCCGAGGCCAAGAACAAGGCGGCGCTGGCGATTGCAGAGAGGCTCAAGACGCGGGACCAGCCAATGGCGGGAGTAGGTGTGGCTTTGGTCAAGGCCCTCCGGGGAGACGACCGGAAGCCTTGGGGACTGTCTGGAAATGTTCGGATTTTGCCGGGAGGTGACGATGCCGAGTGAGGTTGTCTTGTGTGATGACCATGTACACGACTGTCCCCACCTCTTGAAGAACGTGCGGAGGTTGGAGGAGGAGAACGAGCGGCTGCGGGCTGAGAACCGGGGTCACCTTGCCAACAACGAGAACCTGGCCGATGCGTGCAAGCAGTACGAGCGGCGAGCGGTCAAGGCCGAGGAGGAGAACGAGCGGTTGCGAGAGGAGGCTGAGTCTTCTCATCCCTACTACGAGAAGTGGACGGAGGCTGGACAGGAGATCGAGCGGCTGCGGGAGCGAGACGCCGAGTGGGTGCGGGTGGTGAAGAAGGTCGGAGGCAGGTGGGAAAAAGATCCATATGGTGCCTGTCGAGAGATTCTGGACCGCATGAGCGACGAGGCCCAGGACTGGATCAAGGTCGGCGTTCACGGGCACTCGGTTTGCGAGCAAACGAAACCACTGCAAGAGGAGATCGAGCGGCTGCGGGTCGAGATAGCCGACAGGGATCAGAGGCTACACGCTTGTGGTGACCTTGTGTCGCGGCTGCGCCAGCAAAAGGGCAAGGCTATCACGCTCAATGCTGGCCTGAAGGCCAAGATCGAGGCGGCGCTGGCACTGCACACGCCTGTCTACTGGGATGGCAAGCAGCGTTGTCGAGGGTGCGCTACTGATGCTGAGGTGGCGGAGGACAAGCCCGAGTGGCCCTGCCCCACGGTCAAGGCCCTCCAGGGAGGCGGACGATGATATTTACTGATACTGTCGCTGTGTCAACTGGCCGCAAGCCTGAGATGACTACGGTTACCTTCCATGAGGCAACGGGCAGGTACGTCAATGTGACAATGACCGAAGAGGAGTTGTTCAGATCAGTCCTGGGAGACGCCGAGTACGAGCGCAGACTGGAAGCGTCTGCACTCAAGGCAGCCACGCGAGCGCAGATGGAGGGGGTCTACATTCCCTACCAGCCAAAGCGGCGATGGTGGGAGTGGTGGAAGTGAAGCCCTGCTGGGTCAAGTGCGAGATGTGCGAAGACTACTGGTGTACCGAGCACCAGATGCACGTCTACGACTGTGAATGCCCAGCGATAGAAGACTGGCCTGTGTGGCCATACGTGAGGGAGAGAGATGAAGATAGAGACCCTGAGCCTGGTGGTGGGGGGTGCGGCGTGTAACGCGTCCTGCCCCTTCTGTGTGTCGAAGATGACGCCACCCCTTGGCGTCACGCCGGAAGAGCCCGAGATCAACGGGCCACGCCTGGCGAAGGCCATCCAGTTCGCTCACAACATGAACGTGAGCACGGTGATACTCACCGGCAAGGGTGAGCCCACCCTGTACCCCAGACAGCTACTCGACTACCTCGACAACGTCGGGCACTTCTTCCCGTTCGTGGAGCTTCAGACGAACGGCCTAAAGATGGCTGAAGACGACTACGTCGGGTTGCCAATGATGAGGGAGCGCGGGCTCACGACCGTGGCGCTCTCCATCGCCAGCTACAAGAGGGACATCAACCAGAAGGTCTACCTCGGGCACCGTCCCGGCTACGAGTACCCGAACCTGGCGGACCTCATCAAGAAGATCCACGACGCCGGTCTCAGCGTTCGGCTCTCGGTGGTCATGCTGGCCGGCGGGATTGACAGTTCCTTCGAGGTGGAAGCCCTCATCGAGTTCGCACGCCAGAACGAGGTGGAGCAACTCTCCCTGCGGCCAGTGGCGGTGGCAAACCACTCCCGCAGCCAGAAGGAGGCGGACTGGACGAGGGCACACTCGCTGAGCGAGGCCAGGGTGGCGCTGGTTCGGAAGCACATCAGAACCAACGGCACGATGGTCCTGAAGCTCCAGCACGGGGCTGAGGTCTACGACGTGTACGGGCAGAACGTCTGCCTCACTGACTGCCTCACGCTCCCCAAGGGCGACAGGATCCGCCAGGCGATCTTTTTCCCGGACGGGCACCTCCGGTACGACTGGCAGTACCCCGGTGCCATCCTAATGTGAGGGGACCCGTGAACGAAGAAGATCTGACCTTGATAGAATGCCCGATGTGCGACGGGCGAGGCTGGTTCGCTCGTGACGTTCACGCGTGTGACGGCACCGATGAGATGTGCATGAGGCGGTGCCCGGAGCAGGAGCAGTACCAGTGTGAGTACTGCGAAGGGAAGGGAGAGGTGGATGTCAACAGAGGTAACGTCGTTGGACCCTGAAGAGGAGCCGCTGGAGCCTCTCACCTGGCACACAGAGCGGAAGCCCCTCGGTGACATGATCGAGTGGGACAAGAACCCACGGAAGCTTACCGCCAAGCAAGCCGATGACCTCCGAGCCTCCCTCGGGAAGTTCGACTACGTCGAGCCCATCGTCGTGGACTACGACGGGAAGACGATCATCGGGGGACACCAGAGACGACGTGTCATGCTCCACCGGATGCTGGTGGACGAGAGCGCCGTAGTGGACGTGCGGATGCCCAACCGACCCCTCACCGATGGGGAGCGGGAGGAGCTAGCCATCCGCCTGAACAAGAACCAGGGCGAGTGGGACTTCGACATGCTGGCGAACGAGTTCGAGGCCGACAAGCTCCTAGACTGGGGCTTCGAGGCGAAGGAGTTCAGCATGACCGCAGCCGACCAGCCTAGGGGTGGAGCGATCACCGAGTCCAACATCTGCCCCGAGTGCAAGAGGCCCCTATGACCGAGTTGACCATGGACGAGAAGATGAAGCGCTTCGAGGAGCGCATGAAGAAGCGGGCCGAGGAGGAGAAGAAGCGCGAGGAGGAGGTCGCGGAGAAGCTCCGCCAGGCGTACAAGCGCAGGAGGGAGCACCCGAAGCCGTGGGAGCCCTACGGACAATGAGGGGCTGCGCGGACGGCGGACTCTGCGTCCTGGCGGCTGTACTCTTGGCCCTTCTCGGGTGGCTGAAGAGGCGCTGATGCCGAAGATGCCTCGGTACTGTCCACGCTGCAAGAAGGACGTTCTATGGATCAAGGATAGGCCAGAAGGCGGGCGGCGCAGTCGTTTCTTGTGCATCCACTGCGATGGGATCACGAAGCCGCTGTCGGGACGGAAGAAGAAGAAGTACCGAACGCCGACTCAGAACGAGCGGCGTCAGAAGATGACGAGGGCGAACGACCTATGGCGGCATCTGATCTACAAGAAGGCCAGACCCACTGGGGCGTGTGCGGTGTGTGGGACGACGAGAGGGTTGCAGGCGATGCACCTCTTCCCGAAGGGGAAGTACCCTCACATCCGGTTCGACCTCGACAACGGGGCTCCTGGTTGCCCCGGTTGTCACATCCGACTAACGAACGATCACGAGGCCCACAGGGACTTCTGCATTCGGTTCCTGGGGGCTGAGAAGTACGAACAGCTAAGACTCAGGTCGCTGTGCAAGACCAAGATGGACATCGACCTGGTACTGATGCATCTACAGAGGGAGACAGATGCTGGCAAGGCTGACGGGGAGAAACGGCTTCCAGAGGGACACGACTGTACCTGACCCACCTCCGATGGAGCTTCGAATCCAGGATGAGGATCCTATCACCGCTGCCACCGCATACGACCCGTCTGACACCCTGGACATCTCTCCCGTACAGAGCCTGTCTGTGCGAATCTTCGACAGGTTCGCCGTGACCGAGGAGAGAGCCTACTACGTGGAGCGCGGGACCATGGAGGCCTGGAACCGCCTCTCAGAGGAGAGCAACGAGGCTGTACTGGAGTTCCAGCGCAGGCACCCCATCGACGCGGCCCATTACGAACAGCGCATGATGAGCATCATTGAGTCCGGGCTCCACAGGCACCGTGAAGGCGAGTCCCAGATCGAGTACCTGGAGCGCCTCCTGGGTGTTGCGCGTGCAGAGGAGGCGCTGGAGGTCGGCGCCGCGAACGCGGAGCGTGAGGCTGCGCGACGCGCAGAGGACGACTACGCACGGTTTGTAGCGAGGCAGCAGAGGTACTCAACCCAGACCAACGTATGGCACTGGAACGAAGAAGATTTCTACGCGCCATCGACGCAGGCCATCTGGGACGAGGAGACACTGCGCCGCACTGGCACGATGCCGCAAGAAGTGAACCCGATCCCGAAGAGGATCGCGCCCAAGAAGAAGATCCCGCCGGCAGAAGGCCGGAAGAAGAGGAAGATCTCACTGAAGGAGGAGTAGATGGAAGAGCAGAGTGGCTTCGTCGTGAAGCTGAACGTCCATGTGACGAAGGTCTTGTCCGGTAAGACCGTCGGCGTCTACGTCGCAGAGGTGGCTGGGACCGGCCCCACCGAGAAGGAGGCCAAGGCTGCGGCTGTCAAGGAACTGGAACTCACCCCGAACCGACTCGGCCCGTACTACACAACCACGACTTGACAGGATCTGGTATCCTGTGAGGCGTGATGGGTTCGTGGTGTAGCGGAAGCATTTCGGTCTCCAAAACCGAAGACCCAGGTTCGAATCCTGGCGAGCCCGCCATCGGCCATAGATGCCGCGTGGTCTTTGACAACCTGGTTCGTTCAAAGACGTAACGGGGGCGCAATGCCCCCGCGAGCGGTCGTGGTGTAACTGGCAGCAGCGGGCCTTCCAAGCCTTGTGGTGCGGGTTCGAGTCCCGCCGACCGCTCCATGGAGCAGACGCCGGAACTGGTGCCGGCACCGGGCTGTAACCCCGGAGTCCCAAGGACACTTGAGAGTTCGAATCCCTCCTGCTCCACCAATGCCCTTGTAGTGATAACGGAAGCACAACTGCTTGGTAAGCAGTCAGTCTGGGTTCGATTCCCGGCAGGGGCTCCATCCCTCCGAGGTGTTACGGATGGCATACGCGGCTCTTAACCGTTGAGGTGAAGGTTCGAATCCTTCCGGGGGGACCAACATGAAGGCGGAACCGTGCGCGATCAAGAGCGCACTCTGTATAGCGAATCCTGGCGACTACTTCTTCAAGAGGAAGACCAGGGTACGCTGCACGTACTGTGGAAGGCCCGTCTGCAACGGGTGCTCCGACAGGACAAGACGTAACGGCGAGAGGGTACGCATCTGCTTCAAGTGCGCACCGTCTCACAAACCCACCGTATCCCAACTGGCAGAGGAACAGGACTGAGATTCCTGACAGTGGAGGTTCGAATCCTCTCGGTGGGACCATGCGAGCGTGAAGGGAACTGGCATACCTGGCTGGCTTAGAACCAGTCGCTTGGGAGTTCGACTCTCCCCGCTCGCACCAACCCTCTCTAGTCCAACTGGCAGAGGCACCGGCTTCAAACCCCGGACAGTCTGGGTTCGAATCCCAGGGGAGGGACCAGCGGGAGTGGGGGCTGCATGGGTGGCCACCGCGTTGTCAGCGCGGAATACCAGGCGGGTTCGATTCCCGTCACTCCCGCCAGAATCGTGGGCCCGTGGTGCTAACGGGAACATGTCAGCCTTGCAAGCTGCACGATGCGAGTTCGAATCTCGCCGGGTCCACCAAGTGCCGCTGTAGTGTAACTGGCCAACACGCCGCCCTCTCAAGGCGGAGAGTCCGGGTTCAAGCCCCGGCAGCGGTACCAGGCTCTGCGCAGTAGGGTGCCTACCCCGAGCACTCTCTAGCCTACGCATCGAGGCCCAGACCGGCACGGTGTATGGCAGAACTTCGGGGCCTGATGCGGGGAGGCTGTTGGTAGCCAAGCGTGGTTCATACCCATGACCCCCGGAGGTTCGATTCCTCCCCCCGCTACCATCGCACTGCTGATTGGTGACTGGCGCTCGCTCATAACGAGGCTGCCCTGAAGGTTCGAATCCTTCCAGTGCGACCATGCTCCCCGAGTTCGAGTGGCAGAACACCTGGTTTACACCCAGCACTGTCAGGGTTCAAGTCCCTGGGGGAGTACCAACCTACGGCTACAACGAAGCCGACTGACGACGAGTGAATCCGAGACGCATCGTGGGTGGGTGATAAGAGAGCCAATATCCCGCTCCAAGGGTAGCTCGGGAGCGACAGACCAGTTCACACGGAGGCTCTGGTGTCTGGTGTCGTCGTCGGTTTCGTTGTGTCCGTAGCTCAATGGAAGAGCGCCAGGTTGTGGCCCTGGTGATGGCGGTTCAACTCCGCTCGGACACCCCAACGGGAAGAAGTGTTACGGCAGCACGCGTGGTTTGGGACCATGCAGCCGGGGTTCGACTCCCCGCTTCCCGACCAATGCCCCTTCGTTCAATGGTAGGACACCCGGCTCTGACCCGGACAATCGCAGTTCGAATCTGCGGGGGGCAGCCATTCAGGAGTGGTGATGAAGAACGGCCCATACGAACTCGTCGTAGCGCCGGAGGACTTCCCCGGCAAGAAGTACCGTGGCCGCTACTGCTACGAGCACACGCTGGTGTACTGGAAGGAGCACGGCGTGCTCCCGGCCAGCGATGAAACGATCCACCACAAGAACGGTGATCGCCGCGACAACGATCCGGCGAACCTAGAGTTGTCCTCCCGTGCGGAGCACTCTCGGAGCCACGCGCTCTCCCAGGCGCGAGACGAGCACGGGAACTATGTTCAGGAGTGATGTCAACGGGAGCATGTCTGACTGTTAATCAGATCGTCCCAGTTCGAATCTGGGCTCCTGAGCCAGGGACGTTAGCTCCAAGGCGGAGCGTTGGGCCTTTAACCCATTGGGCAGAGTTCGATTCTCTGGCGTCCCACCATCCCCGGAGTAGCTCAATGGTAGAGCGTTCGGTTGATAACCGAGAGGCTGTTGGTTCGACCCCAACCTCTGGGACCAGAATTGATGGCTGCGTGGTGCGCGTGCTCTCTGGCAAGGGGAGAGGCCCTGAGCACAGGGGAGCCATCAACGCCAGCGAGGACATGGTGTCCAACCTCCTTCGTAAGGAGTAGGACGGAGTTCGATTCTCCGCGTTGGCTCCAGACTTGGCTTCGTAGCTCCAACGGTAGAGCGCGTGCCTGAAGAGCACGGCGATAGTGGTTCGAATCCACTCGAAGCCACCAGCCTCACGGTCAGGGACCGGCACTGCCTTGTAAGCAGCGCTCGCAGGGTTCGATACCCTGGTGGGGCTCCAGCGACTCCCCGGCTCATGAAGAGTCACTCCCTAATGAGTTCCTGTGACCAGTCGCAACCGGGGTAGGGCTGGACGGGGGCATACGCTAAAGGCAAGCGACCTGGCTTTCAACCAGGCGATTGGGGTTCGAGTCCCCATGTCCCTACCAACCGAGCCCCCTTAGCTCAGATGGAAGAGCAGTAGGCTACGAACCTACGCGCACCCGTTCGAGTCGGGTAGGGGGTTCCAACGCTCCCGTAGCTCAGATGGAAGAGCATCTCCCTCCTAAGGAGAAGGCCTCGGGTTCGAATCCCGACGGGAGTTCCATTTCGAGTGCAGTACGCGCCCTCACAGGGTGCAAATCGCCCCCCTGGTGTAATGGACAAGCACACGGAGCTTCTAACTCCGAGGCGTCGGCTCGAATCCGGCGGGGGGTTCCATGGAAGAGATCCGAACGGTCAGGAGCCCGGCTGCTAACCGGGTAAGGGTATAGCCCGAGGGAGTTCGACTCTCCCCTCTTCCGCCAGGAAGGTGCCGCTGAATGGTCGGCAACTGGTGTCGAATACCAGGGTGCGCACCGCGCAGGGGTTCGATTCCTCCACCTTCCGCCAACCTGGCCTCCCGTAGCTCAAGGGAAGAGCAGCCTCCTTATAAGGGGCAGGGTATAAGTTCGAAGCTTATCGGGAGGACCACCTTCAAGGCAGTCGAGAGACCGAAGAGGAAGATCAACCTATGAAGCCACTCTACAAGTCGAAATGGAAGACGCTCGGCGGGGAGAAGCTCGAAGCCGGGGAGAAGATCGAAGACATCGTCCAGTGGGTGAAGGAGTCCACGCGACGTGGCCAGGTCGTTCATGTGGGCACGGACTCCCTCCAGACCGGACGCTACACCCAGTTCGTGACCGTGGTCGTGGTCCTCAACCCTCCGAAGGGTGGGAGGGTTGCGTACTACCGCGAGGTCTACCCTCGCATCACCTCTCTCAGGGAGAGGCTCACGAAGGAAGTCTGGATGTCCGTGGAGCTAGCCATGAAGCTTCCCGAGCAGCCGGAACTCACAGTCCACATCGACGCGAACGCGTCCGAGAAGCACATGTCCAGCAAGTACCTCCAGGAGCTTGTAGGCATGGTCGTAGGGCAGGGGTTCAAGGCGCTGTGGAAGCCCGACGCATGGGCTGCAACCCACGCTGCGGACCACGTCGTACGTCACAAGGGGAAGATGCCGCGAATCGGTTCGCAACCGGCCTTGAAAGCCGGGGTACGCAGAAGTGCGTAGGGGTTCGAATCCTCCATCTTCCGCCAACGGAGGGTAGGCGAATTGGAAAGCGGCCCGGTTGGAATCCGGGTGTGGCCTTCGGGCCTTGCGGGTTCGAGTCCCGTGCCCTCCGCCATATTAAAGGCTCAGGCCTGAACCTTTACTAAACGAACCAGGTTGTTAGGTAAGTAAAACAGAGCCTTAACAAGAAGCGTCGGTGGCGAAGCGGAAACGCGGTAGGCTGCAACCCTACTATTCGGGGGTTCGAATCCCTCCCGGCGCTCCAAACAGGCTCATCAGTAGACCAGCCATGGGCCCCATCCGAACGTGGGCAGCGGCCATCTGAGCCTTAGCCCTTCCAATCCCAGCCTGCTCACGGGAGAGCCTCGCCCCTTCGGCGGTGGACTCATCCGGCGTATCGAAGATGCCGAGGTGTTCCCCCGTGGCCAGGTAGTGCTGGAAAGCCTCGTCTGGGGTCATCAGCCTGTCTAGGCCGCGTCGGACCTGTGGGATGAGAACCTCACCACGATCCGTCCCGATCCCAATGGAATTGAGCGTGGCGGGGCCGTCTGGCGTCCGCACCTCTGGGCGGTCCACCAGGTCGTAGATCGTCCTCGCTTCACGCTGAGGCATGGGAGCCTAGGATTATGGCGCTGTCGCGTCGTTATACATGCTCCAGTTTCCCTGATTCTCCGACCTAGCCGTGGTGATGTGGGCGTACCCGCGAAGGACCGATGGGGTGACACCCCCGCAGTCCACTGTTGCCTGCATCGCCGCATAGTCTTGTGAGACTGAGAAACTGATCGTCATCGTGTCTATGGTTGCGGTTCCGTCCGTGGTCACCGCCTCTGCGGCCTCAGTCACAGCGCAGGACGGGTTGCCCGACCCGGCGTTCCACGTCGTGCAGTTGAACGTCGCAGTGAGGGTGCCAGACGCATAGTTCGTAGCGTCTGTACAGGTGGCTGTCAGGTTCACGGTCCCGCCGGTCGTCTGGCGATTCTCCGCAAGTTCAATGTCGGCAATCGTCGTCGCGGTGTTGTCTGTGAGGGTGACCCAGTACTCCTTACCAGTGCCGCCGATATCTTCAGTCTGGTTGGAGACTTGGGCGTAGGTGGCAACGCCACCTTCATCCGGAAGATCACCGGCCACGTTCTGCATCTGGGTGATGCCGCCATCAATCGTGAAGGTGTTACCGCCCATGTTGAACGTGGTCGTTGCGGCGATGCTCTGTACCCCAGCAACAAGCGCAGTCCCGGTCACGTTGGGGATGGTGAACGTGGTGTCGCTGGAAGCGTTCGCTGCGGCGAGAGTGACCTCGTTCCCGTCCCCGGCTATCCCCTCGAAGATGATCGTGCCACCCGTGGAGTCGTCACCAAGGTAGAGGGTCTGCCACCCGGTTCCGTCCGCACCCAAGTCCTTCGTCCCCTCTCCACCCCCTGGGACAACGTCCGCGTAAGCGTTGATGTCTCCGGTTCCAGCCCCGAATAGGTTGAGGGACATGTTGTCTGTTCCGGTGCCCGCCGTGGTCGTACGCAGGCTGACCTGCCCAGCCGTGTCGAGGCCAATCTGGAAACCTTCATAGTTGCTGGAGTCGGTATACGTTCCAAAGAACTCAACGTAGCGTGCCTCACCGTTGTCCCACATCTTGAAGGTCTCGTTCCCGGCAACCGATCCCCACAGTTCGGCAGACGCCTCACCGTCGGTGCCGTAGTACCAGCCGGTGTCGGGGTCGCCCTGGAACGAATACGACGGAATGGACGCAGACCCGTTACCCACCTTGATGATCCCGTCCATGGACATGACGAAGTCCGAGTCGTCCGGCGCATCGTAATAGGTCAACGTGTGGGACGTGCTGGTCATCACATGATCCATGCTTGCGGCAGCCTCTGTTGGCGCGTATGCGTAGATCCTTGTCAGGTCGGCGTCTCCCCTAACCCTGAACATCCTCTTTGGGGCTCCTGGGGCTCCCGCCTGATTCGGGTTCTGTACCTCGAAGAAGTACTCACCACCAGACGCCGTGTAGACCTGGGCTACTGGCTCGCCACCGAGGGCGAGTGCCATGTAGTCAACGCTCCAGGTGTCCTGCGAGTCGTCGGCAGCGAAGCACAGCCCCGTGTCGGTGTCGTCTGTCCAGGCGTACCCTGGGGTTGAGCAGCCGGAAGGGGCTGTATTCACGCCGGTGCTGGAGACGGCCCCATCAACGGTCAAGTCCCCGGTCACCCGGAGATCTCCCGTTACCGTGCCATCGTCAATGCCACCGCTGATCTGAGCCGAAGCCGTTCCGGCCAGGAGAAGGACGGCGAGTGCGAAAAGTGCTCTCTTCATCATGACCCTCCTAGGTGTGGACGATGAAGTGGATGAGGTCGCTGGAGGCGGCAATGATGTACGTGTTGGCGGTGTCGATCCCCAACAGGTCGCCGGACTCGGCCCCGATGTGGTACGACTTGCCTGGTGCTAGCTGTAGCCACGCGTTCACCGTCCCGTCCACCGCGACCGTGGAGCCGCCCAGATAGGCGTCTGCGCTGTTCCCGTCGTTGGCCTGGATGTCCAGCTTTTTGAACTGCGCCGGAACACCCACCGTGGATAGTGCTACCGCTGCACCCGTGCCAGTGTGAAGCTTTCCTGTGATCATGAGAGAACCCCTTTCCCTGAAAGGATAACAGTATGCGAATCTTCCTGCTTGTTGCCCTGCTTGCCACCCCAGCGTTCGGATCCGACCTCGACCTCACCGCTCCCCCCGACCTGGTCTCCAGGGTCCAGGGAACGAGCGTTATCGAAAGAGCACTTCAAGAGTGCGAACGCAAGTACGGCAGCTATCGTCCACGCCGCGAAGCGGGCTATGTCGTTCTGAAGTCCGAGAAGGATTCTCACCTTGTCATCCCCATGGAGCGTGGAGTTGTCGTTACGAAGAACGGCCCCGCTACCAGCATCTGGAGGCGGGGCGAGTTGACCGTGTGCGTTACCATCGGAGAAGCAACCGCTTGCTACTAGGGGCGTAGCTCAACGGCAGAGCACCTGGCTTTGAACCAGGCAGCGGGGGTTCGACTCCCCCCGCCCCTTCCAGCCTAGTAGCCCTCTCCCATGCGATTGCCCTTGTAGTTGGGCTTCGCTGCTGGTTCCTGAGTGCCCCACTTCCCCTGCTTCATCTTCGGGGCCCTCCTGCGCTTCTTCCGAGGTGGAGCGGGGACCTTCATGGCCTTCTCATTCTCCAGCGCCTCAGAGAGGGCGTCGAGACTGAGGCTCTTCTTCCGCTTGCGGCCTGGCTTCTTGCCAACTGGCTTCTTCATGACTTACCGCTCTTCCTCTTGTACACGCCCCACCTGAGCTTGTCGTCAATCGACATGCCGCCCTTCTTCTTCTTGGCACGCGTACCGCCGCTGCTCATGACGCCCCTTCTCGCCCTCTTCGCCATGTCGGACACGCTTGTTCTGCCTAGGGAGAGTTCGTCCAGGGACGGCTTCTTCTTCTTCTTCTTGAGCCCCTTGGTGTACTCGGAGAGGGTCTGCCCCTTCCGCCTCTTTCTGACGCCCTCCTTCATCATCTTGTCGAAGGACTCGACCGCCTGGCCCCTCTTCGTCTTCGCCCGCCTCTTTCTGACGCCTTCCTTCATCATGTTGTCGAAGGACTCGACCGCCTGACCCCTCTTCGTATTCGCCATGGCTACATCTCCTTCTCGTGGGGCCCGCCGTAGTTCGGCCCGGTCTTCATGTTGGGCTTGGCGCTGTTGCTCTGAGAGCCCTTGGTGGCCTTGCCTGGGGGACGGGTGGTCTTGATCCTGGAGCCCGAGGGCTGCTGGCCCGTCTTCATGTGCTTGTTGTAACCCTTCATTTCTATCCTCCGTATCCACCGTATCCCTGTGGCGCATTCGGGTCTCCCTGCGCCGCAGCCAATCTCTCAGCGTTGATGCGCTGACCGTCAGCAGCAGAAGGGCCCCTCATCGGGCCACCCCCAAAGAGTCCGCCAAGCATACTCGCTATGCTGCCAAGCCCAGGAATCCCTGTGACCGCGCTTAGCAAAGCGTCCCCTCCAGAGGTCGGCAAGCCTGCGCTAGCCTGCGCAATGTTCCTGAAGCGATCCATAAAGCTTCCACCACCTCCTGGCTGTGGTGGTGGTGGAGGCGGTGGCGCTGTACGCTGCTCCTGTCCGTTCTGTGGCGCAGGCCTCGGCATCGCATAGCTCGCGCCCTGCCCGCCCTGCTTTGACGGCGGCTGCCCCTGTGGCGGCGGCTGCCCCTGACCCTGACCCTTGTAGGCCTTCATCTGCTGGTTGTACTGATCCATGTTGCCGCCGGACTCAGCCATCCACTTCTCAGCGCCGCCGGCTCCAGCGTAGCCAGACATGTCTGGGGCCTTCGACATCCCTGACCTGATTGCACTGAATGCAGAGTTCAACAGTGGCGCTGGCATGGTGTCACCTCTTCGAGTACTTGCTGGCGTTGGAGGCCTTGCCCGAACGGACCTGACCACCCTTGTTGCCCACGTACGGCTTTGCTGCGAGGGACGGCTTTCCCTTGCCGCCTCCGCCTGTTCCGGCCTTCAGAATGGCCTTGCCCTTACCCTTCATCGTCCACCTCCAAAGTGTGACTCCAGCATACCAGCCACGGAGTCCTTTTTCTTCTGCTTGTTGTGGGTCGCGTAGAACACCCGCTTGCCCTTCTTCTTGCCATAGCGCTTGACCATGTCCTTCATGACCTTTGCGCCCTTCCCGCCGTAGTACTCGCTAAGGGGCATCGCCCACCCCCACGATCATGTGCTCCAGGGGAGCCAGCCTACGCTTCTGCCAGTCCGCCAGGCCCTTCGGATCGAGCGGGTGCTTCAGATCCTTCACAGCGTCCCACCAGGAGACGTGCGACTGCTTCATCGGAGGAGGCGGAAGAAGCTTGCCCTTGATGGCCCTCACGAGCAGCCTCTGGCGGTGCTGAGGGGTTCCGTAGTCAGCCGCGTCGTATACGGCGGCGTCCACGTTGTAGCCCTCCTTCTTGAGCTTCTCGATGATCAACTGTAGGGCCTCCGAGCCACGGTAGCCCTTCACGTTCTCGATGGTGACCACTGTTGGCCCCACCTGATCGATTGCCCTGACCACAGCCTCTGCGGAGCGGATGTCCAGAGGAACCTCACCGGACTGGTTCTTCGCCGCCGAGAAGTTCTTGCACACCGGGGAGGCGTGGAGCCAGTCAGCCCCTGCGAAGTCCGAGAAGTCAGCCTTCGTCACGTCCACGATGCGGGTGTTGTGTCCGTTCGAACGAGCCACCCCGGCGATGTCCGCGCTGATCTCGTGTCCGCCCAGGAAGCGGACCTTATCCTTCAGCCCTTCCTCTACCAGGCTCCCGCCAGAGAAGAGGGTCACGGCTGTCGGCTTCTTGATGCCCTTGAGGAGCGGCAGCACGACGGCCCTTGCGAGCGGCGGTGGGACGCCGTTCCCCAGAACCGTGCGAGCCAGCGCCTTGTTCTCGGGCAGCTTGTAGCTGTCGGAGACGCCCATGAGGCGGGCCACTCCACGCTCGGACAGCCTGTACACCTTGTCACCCCTCGTGAACCTGATCGGCTCCTTCGGGGTCGCCTTGATCGTGAATGCTGGCTCGGTGACCTTCGCGGTTGGGATGGAGGTGCGCCCTGCGGATCCGCCTGCGACGAGGACCGGGTCCGTGATCGAGAACCTGGGCTGATCTTCGCCCTTCAGCTTCCCCTTCGGCTTCGTGACGATGGCCATCTGCGCCCCAGAGACGCCGTAGCGAAGCTCCTCGACGTTCTCCTTGCCGAACAGTTCTCCCAGTTCCTTCACAAGCTCTCCCTTCTTGTAGGACTTCTGGAACGTGTCCTTCTTGGTGATCACCCCATCCAGGTGCGGCGTTCCGGGGATCTTGTCAGCACGCACACTCACGATGAGTGCCTCGTTCGCGTGCTTGTATGCGGAGCGAAGCATAGCATGGCGGTCAACGGGCTCCAGCACGTTGGCCACGAAGGTGTTCGTCACGATGTCTGCCTTGCGAGGCTTCGTTTGCATGTGGTTCGGGTCGTAGCCCTGGACGCCCTTGAAGATGCCGCTACCCTCGTAGTGCTTGAGGTCAACCCCGTACCCCGCCCCGTAGTCGAGGATCGTCTTCCCGGTGAGGTTAGGAGCCATGTGCTCCATGATCCTCCTAGCCGGCTGGGAAGGCTTGTTCCTCGGGGTGACGGTCCTGCCTCCCCTAGTCACGCCCTCCGTCTTCTTCGGTAGGCCAAGGGAGTACCTCTGCCTCGGCTCCGCTGGGATCTCGCCCTTCACGAACTCGTCCACGACCACGCCGGCAGGCTTGATGTCTGGTGGGGTGTACTCGCGCATGATCCTCTTGATCGCACGCATATCGAACTCTGGCTTCACCACGTCCTGGTTGATGTAGCCCTTGCCATTCTCGATGAAGCTGCGGCGGTCGTTCAGAAGCTTCTCGTATCCCTTCCAGTGCCTCATCCTCACAAACGGAGGATCGATGCCGCGCTCCTTCGCGAGCTTGTCGAGGAGGTTCAGGTCGCCCTTGTACTCGTCCCAGAGAACCTTCTTGCTGGAGGCCTTGCCCTGCCACTTGCCAGTGCTCAACTGCTTGGTGGTCCCGCGCACGGTGAAGTTCTGCTCACCCGTGTAGTCCTGCCACTTGCCCATGCCCACCATCTTCATGTAGTTCCTGTTGAGGCCGGACTGGTGGTACGGGATCACGTAGTCGATGCGAGGATCGGCCAGGGCCATCTTGATCTGCGCGTCGTTCACGCCGATGGTCTCGAAGCCCACGTTCTTGTACTTCTTCCTCATCCTGAGCCCGAAGTCGAACGGGAAGGACTCGGCATCGTTGAACCAGAGCTTTCCGTTCCTGATCCCGATGTCCTTCGGGATCATGCTCATGTTGATTGCCAGGCCGGTAGGCGCGAGCACCTCAACGAACTCGGGGACCTTCGTGTAGGCGTGGCCCTTGAGCCCGCGTAGGTGCATGTCCGCGATTGCCTGCATGGCGTCGATGATGTGCGGAACCTCGAAGTCCGACCAGGACTGCCACCTGAGGCCGGAACGCTTGTTCATCTTGGCTACCATTCCGTCAGTGAGCCCGCCCTCCTTGTCCACCTTGCTGAGGATCTCTCCCTTGTAGGAGACGCGCACCTCTGGGGCCTTCACCTTCCTGTCCCCGTACAGGTAGCCCATCTTGATGCGCTCCTGTGGGTAGTTCGCAGCGATCTCAGCGATGCCATCGGAGGTGAGGAGCTTGTCGTGGAGCTTCTTCGGGATCGGTGGAATCCAGGTCTTGACCTTGATGATCTTCCCGTTGTCATCGCGCATCTTCTTGCCGGTCTTCGGGTCGATCTTCGGCATTGGCCTGTACCAGCCGGTCTTCAACTGCTCCATGATGGCAGCGTTCTGGAGACGCTTCGACTCTACGTAGCATGGACCGCAGGCGGTCTCAATGCCGTGGAGCCTCATCTGGGCTCCCACCCTCATGATGTCCTTGGCGTCGAGAGGACGGCCAAGCTTCTGCTGGATGGCGTCGATGGTTGCGCCGAGGACGTACCTCTTCCTGCACATCGTGGTGAAGTCGAGGCTCCTCATGTAGTACTCGTCGGCGTTCGTCTTGATGGCCCTGAGATGGTCAGCGAAGCTCTCCTTGTAGCCGAGACGGGAGAAGTCGTCGTGGACCTCGCGGGCGATGGAGGCCTCGTCGCGGAAGTACTTCTCCATCGTCGCCTCATCGACCAGGGCACCCTCGCCAGCGATCTTCCTGGCCTCTTCCATCTGCTTCTCACGGAGCCTCTTGCGTCCAGCCTCTGAGAGCGCGTACCTGGCCGCTGGCTCGACAGCCATCGCGCCGTCCGTGAGGGTCACCGTCTCCGCCTCTGCGCGGAGCCTGGCTACCTTCTCGCCATCGATCTTGCGCCATGCAACGTGTGTGCTTGGGGAGTAGCGAGAGCCCTCGACGTGGGTGCTCACCCAACCCTCTCCACCTGGCCCCCTGACGGTATCTGGCGTGTACTCGACCTTGCCGTCCTTGAAGTAATACGGCACGCCTTCGTACACGTTGACGATCTCTGAGGCGTTGATCTCGCCCGGAACCCCACGCTCATCACCCTGCTCTAGGGTGCCCTTCCTCTTCGGGTTCCTGATCTCCACGATGTACGCGTTCTTCCCGTGCGCTGGGGTCCTCTGCCACGGCTGGAAGCCGGCGGCGTAGGACTCCGCCTGTCCTGGGCTCACCGAGTAGTAGGTCTTGCCGACTTGCTTGTCACCGAGGTTGTAGGCACCCTGTGACCTGATCTTGCCTGTGCGCTGGATCTCCACCCACTCCTCTGCGCTCATGCCACGGAAGTAGGTCGTACCGTCACCAGAGGTGAGGTCTTCCACGCTGCGTGTCCAGCCAGGCTTCAGGTCGTACCCGATCTGTCGGAACCCGCCCTCTGATGTACTCTTGAGTTCCGCGATCTCTGGGTCGTACCAGGCGTTAGGCTCTTCGCCCTCCCACCTCGGAGGCTCCACCCTCGCGTGCTTTGGACGCGCCGGACTAAGCCTGTACTGGTAGATCGTGCCCTTCCAGTCACTCTTCGTGTCCTCGGTCATCTTGACCTCGAACCTCTTGGAGGTGAGGGCGTCCGTCAACTGGTCCCTGTAGATCTCGGGCATACCCCTGAGCGCTTCCGGCAGGACATCGGAGACCTCTCCGACCGAGAACCTCGGAGTAGCCTTCCTGTCCATCTTCTTCACCAACCTAGGGGAGAGGTCTGCCTTCCTGTCCATCACACCCTTGATCGGCTTGCGGGCCTTGCGGGTGGACTCCAGCTTCTCCAGTGACCTCTTCAGGTTGCTGCCAGCACCCTTCGGCCCGACCTGGTAGCGGAAGTCTCCGCCCTCTCCCCATGTGACGTTGCTCGTCTGCTTCACCTGGTTCTTGTCGAAGAGGATGTAGGAGTCATCGCGGGACTTTAGCTCTCCTGTCGCTCTGTCGTAAACCCTGCCCTCGTGCTCGTTCTTGTACACGATGCTGTCGTAGCCCTTGCTCTTGATCAGCTTGACTGTCTCCGCCGGCCTGAACCTCCTAGGTAGATCCCTCAGCATCTGGACCTCTTCGCGAGTAAACCCAGGCTTGCCGCCCTGTACGGTCTTTCCGATTGGTAGGTAGTCGTACGCGTAGTAGCCCCACTTGTCTCCAACGTCATGGAGACGGAGCGGGTTCTCTGCGCGAGCGTACAGTTCGATCATGCGTGGTTCCTCGAAGCCCTCCTGTCCAGGAATCCGCCCGCTCGTCTTCGCCTCCTTCTCGTTCTTGGCGATCTTGTCCTTGATCTCCTTCGGCACTTCCTTCCCGGCTTGTGCGTACGGAAGCGCCTCCGCCCGGAGAGCCCTCATCTCTTCGCTGAGCCTGCTGATCCTATTCGTGACACCGGCCTCGACTGCCTGCGCCCTGGACCCAACGTGGAACCCGAGGTCGTGCTCTGGCCACTCGAACTCGAAGAATCCTTCCTTGCCAGTACCGTGGTACACCGGCCTCGGCTTGTTCCCGTCCTTGATGGTGGACTTCCTGAACCACTTCTTGAACTCTGGGGTGCTCGTGTCGCCCTTCTTCTGCCCGACCTGGTAGCGACCGACGCTCTCGGGGATGAATGACGGGTGGATGTCAGATTGGACATACCCGGTGTCCGGGTACGTGGTCTCGCGAACGTCGAAGACCTCGGAGAACTTCGCTCCGTTCTTGCCCTTCGTGAAGCCGACCACAGCGTCGAAGCCCTCGTCCCTCACGACGTGGGCGATGATGTTCTCCTGGATCGCGTAGCGAAGCTGGTTGCCCTCCCTGGAGTTGGCCAGAATGTCGCGAGCCATGGACGGGTCGCCGCCGAAGTCCTGTAGGACCCTCTCGATCTCACTGGTCTGGATCTTGTCGCGGGTCGTTGCCAAGAGCCTCTGGGCGTCGTGGTACTCGTTGTAGATGTCCTCGTACTTCGTGAAGTCCTGGCCGTGCTCTGCACGAGCCTCGGAGTAGGCCTTCGCCGCCTTCTCTGCACGAGCCTTCGCGTGGATCATGTCCGGCCACTCGCGCATCGAGTAGTCGCTCATGTGGATCGACCAAAGCTGGTCTTCGAGCTTCGAAAACGCTGGGGCTCCCTTGATGATCTTGAAGGCTTCCTCTGGGGCCCTGCCTCCGGTAGCTCCGCGCACGAACAGAGGCTTGCGGATGAGGGTCTGCCCCTCAACCTTATCGGTTCCGCCGTAGGCGATACCAGCCCCGGTGTGCTTCGAGTTCGGAGTGATCCTGTAAGCGCTGGCCTTGCGGTCACCCTTAGGTAGGTAGAAGACCCCGGTCCTGATGGAGAGTGCTCCAGCCTGGTCTGGCTTCTGCCAACGCTGAAGCTCCATGATGAGCCCATCCTCTGTGATCGCCGCGCCCTTGGTGTTCTGGACTGCCTCTGCGAACTCCCGCCTTGTTGGAAGGTGCTTCCTGGTCTTGAGCTTCTTCGCACGCTCAGGCTCGATCATGTGGCGGTACTCAGGGTTCTTCGGGTCGTACGTCCCGACGTTCGCCCTGGAGGACTTGATCTGCTCGCCCTCGAATACCACCCATGCGCGACCGAAGCCCATGTCGTCGCCCACGAGGAACCCGTCGTAGCCCTCGGACTGGAGAGCCTTCTTGGCCCTCGCGATGTCCTTCGGGTCTCCGCGCCTGAGGGTCTGTAGGTACGCCTCCGGGTTGCCGGTCATCTCTGCCTCAGCGATAGCGGCTTCCAGCCTAGCCTTTTCACCCGCCCTGCGGTACTCCATGAGCTTGGCACGCTCGACAGCGTTGATCCTGTCGTAGGCGATAAGCAGCCTGTCCTGGAACGTGATTCCACCACCCTTCGGAACGGCGTACTTGTCGGCAAGCTCGTTGACGTAGTTCCTCACGTCCCTATCGACCTTCAGGAGAGCCTTGTTCGCCTTCTTGCTCCTCTTCTTGGCCTTCGCACTCTTTGCGGGATCCTTGGCTTCGATCTGCGCCCACTTCTTCGCTACCTCGTAGTCGAGATCGCGCCTCTCGCGTACAAAGAGCGGCTTCTGGAGGGAGAGATAAGCGGGAATGATCCTTCCCCCTTCGGGAATGGGGCCCTCCGGGTTGCGGATGGCGTTGTGGTCCGGCGGAGGCCCGCCTCGCCTCATGTCCTCAGCCATCCAGTCGAACCGGAGCTTGGAGTTCGCGAACTCGGCATCCTCTGCGAACCAGATGCCCATGCCGTCCACGCCACGTCCGTAGTCGGCGTCTGGGTTGGCCGGGTCCACGTACCTTGGCCTGCTACCAGGCTTGAACGCGTCGAAGTCTGCCTTCGCGATGGTCGCGTGGTATAGCTCCAACGGCATCTTGTCGTGGCCGTAGTGCGGGTAGCCCTCTGGGTGCTTGCCAAGCTTGAGACCGCCCATCTGGCCCTTGCTCATCTGGTCCCACTGGGTGTTGGCGACAGACTTCTTGAACCACTTCATGAAGTTGGCTTCGCTGTCTCCGACCTCGCGAGCCGCGATCTGGTACGCCTCCTTAGCAGTCCTTCCTACCCATCCATCCTGGTGGCGACCACGCTTGAACGGCTTGCCCTGGGCGACCTTCCTGTACTGGCCTTCGATTGTCGGGCGGAAGGTGTCGTAGACGTTCGCAACGAACTCGTAGATCGCCTTGTACACCCTCTCGACAGCGTTGCGAGGCTTCTTCTTCCAGCGGTAGGACTCGAACCACTCCCTGAAGCCCTCAGCGAACAGTTCGTCATACTTCTCTAGGCCCTTCGCCTCCATCTCCTCCCTGAACCAGGATTCGATGCGTGCCTTCTCCCTGGGGCTCGCGAAGTAGTCGATGAAGATGTGGCCCATCTCGTGCGGGATGACTCCCGCGTTGAGGATGCGCATCTGCATGTCGCGGTCGATGCCGTACTTGCGGCGGTACTTCGGAACCAGCGGACCCTGGCCTGGCGTCTCCATGCGGCCCAGTGCGCCGCGCTTGCCGGCCTTCACGTCTGCGATGACTTCCGGCGAGTATCCGACCAGCGACTGCTCCGGGTTCTCGATCCTGATGAACCCGTTCTGCTTGATGATGATCCTTCCACCGTGAGGAGTGTCGATGTACCAGTCGCCGGCACGGAGTCCCATCTTCGCGTCTGCGCGAACCTCTCCCTTCCCCTTCCCCGCCGGCCTGGTCTCCGTCCTCGTGGCCCTCTTGAGGAGTGGACGCAGCGCCTCTGGCAGAGCCATGCGCACGTCTTCCGTCGTGATCGGGGTCTCTACGAGGTCTTCCTTGCCGATCTTGTACTGAGGGAACCCTTCCTTCTCGACCTGGCGCTTGAGTTCGTCCGGGATCCTGATGGTGTGTACGGTTTCGCCGGCAGGCTCTACAACGTACTCGCGGCCACTCTTGCCTTCGAGTTCCCGCACAGCGTCCACCGTCTGCCAGGGCTCATTGACCGTCCTGACGATCTTGCCTGTCTTCGCATCAACGACGTTGTACTTGAAGCGGCTAAGAACGCCATCAGCCATCCTGTCGTGAGCGTAGTCGAGGTTCATCTCAGACGCTACGCGACGTGCGTCGGCTGCGCTCTTGAAGTAGTTGGCCCTAGCTCCAGTGGTGTCCGTTACCCCCTGGCGCTTTCTCATCGCCATAAGATCAGGATCGATAGGCATACGTGGGTCAGTGGACCTCGCCCACGTCTCGGTGCCCAGATCATAGATGGCCATTGCGCCCTGGTTTGCCAGAGCCTGATCCGGGTGCTCCCTGACCTCGTACCTCTTGGTGTACGAATTCTCCCCCATCTGCCCTTCTTCGAGCTTCGGTCCCTTCGCGCCCTCGACCGTCTTCGTCAGGCGGTCTCCCTCTAGGCGGTAGATGGTCTCACCCTGAGTCCTGAACGGCTTGAGGACGCGGTTGAAGGACTGCGGAATCATCACGTCGTAGAGCTTCGCGAGGCCAGTGGAGCCCATCGAGAGATCCTGTCCAGAGATTGCCGGGATCTGGCTCACTGTGTCGCCAGACTCACGAATGGATTCCTCGATGTAGTTCCTGGCCTCATCCTTACCGTAGAAGAGGTCCCTCTTACCCTCCCTGGTGTAGACGTACTGGCCATTCGGGTCGATGACGTAGAACTCGCCTGGTCGCCTTGCCTGCTCGATCCCCCATCCACCAAGCGGGTCGGGCTCCTTCCAGTTCTGCGCCGCCCTCCTGAGCCGCGCAGCCGGTTCCTCACCGATGTAGTCCGCGAGCTTCTCAGCAGGGACATCGTACTCGTTGAGGATGTTCTCGCCGTCCTTGTATCCCTCTAGCCTCTTCTCTGCGGGATCCCAACGGACCTCATCCACCCTCTGAGAGAGGTCGTAGCGACGAGTCTGCATCGAGCCGGAAGTAAAGCGGACCTGATCGTAGCCTTCCTCTACGGCCATCTTGATGAATCGCTTCGTGGCCAGGTCGAGCCACTTGTTGGTGGACTCGATGTACGGCATCTCGGTAGGCACGTCCTTCCGACCCATGAAGCCACGTACGCCAGAGCCTGGGTGTTCGCCGTACTTGTTGTTGATGCGCTGCATCTCTTCGGAGTTTCGCTCGTACTCCGCCTTGAGCGCACGCTTCTCGTCCTTAGTCAGGGAAGAGGTGTCGCGCTTGTTCCTGATCTCTCGATTCCTATCGCTAAGCTCGTTGAACCTCTCCAGATCCTTCTGCCAGGCCTTGTTTGGCTTCCTTACTCCCTTCTTCTTGGCGTCCCATGCGGCATCGGACTGGAACTCCTCAGCGAAGAGGATCTTTTCTCCGGTTGCCGGGTCGATCCTGTCCGTCATGCGGATGTGGTAGAGGATGCCCCCTTGTGCGTTGAGATGCGAGAAGTGTGGTGCGTCCCACTTGGCGTGAAGCCTGCCGTGGGTTGGCTTCTCCTTGGCTAGTTTCTCCGCTGCCGCCTTTGCCTCCGCTTTGGACTTGTAAGTCCCTCCTGTCCCTGGAGACTTCGCCTGCACTCCGTTGTCTGCCCAGTAAGACTCGACGGTCCAGAGTTCCCCGCCCTCTTCTCGGATCTTCTGGATCTCCTTGTTGATCTCTAGGATTCGATCCTTATCCTTGAGGTGGCGCGGCTTGACTCTCGGCTCGCCCCTCCTCACTCGGAAGACTGCGCCGAACTCTGTGACCAGGGCGGCTTCCAGTGCGCCCTTCTCCTCGTTTAGCTCGTCCACCCTCGCCTTCTTTTCCGGGGGAATGGACCTGTCCATGCTCTCGACGCGATAGCGGAGTGGAGTCGGGACACTCTTCGACGGGATCGTCACGATGAACTCGCGGTAGTTCGTTCCGCCCGGTTCCTTGTAGTCGCCGTACTCAGGCTTCGTGATGTCCTCCCTGAGTTGGTCAATCCTAGACATCGGGTCGTTACGCATCGCGGCACCGATGTTGCGGACTTCCTGCTCCGTGTAGACACCGGACTCCCTAGCCCTGCGCTCCCACATACGAACGTACGCGTCCACCTGGGCCGGGCTATTGAAGTCGATTTGGTGGATGTCGCCCTGCCTCCACTCGGACAACTCAACCTTGTTGTCCTTGAGGTACTGAAGGAGCTTGCCCTTGGTTACTCGCTCCCACGGCTTCTTCGACTTCAGGAACTCCTCTAGGCCTGTCCAGTAGAGTTCGTCGGCAGTCACGCCGCGCTTGCGCTTCTTGAGGAAGCGGAGCCAGTCGTGGGCAACCTGAGTTTCCTGAACGTGTGGAGTCTCCAGCACCCTCTCAAGCTGCGAGTAGTAGCCCTGGTAGTTCGGGCGGGCACGGCGGGCGGTGAGTTCCCCGACGGTGGTCACCCGTCCGACCTGGTAGCGACCCCCACCCCCGGTGAACTTCTTCTTGGTCATCTGGACGACGGCCCCGTCCTGAACCTCCAGAACCATCTTCCCGGCGTGCGGCCCGGACTCGATCACGTCCCCGACCCTGACACCCTGCCCGCCGACCACGGCGCTGGCCTCGGGGTCCTTGACAGCCCCTCGGGCGATGCTGCTGGCCCTCGCCTGGTCCCCTTCTCGAACAGCCGCGTCAAGGCCGCTCCAAGCCCCCCTACGGCCCGTAGCCGGCTTCCCGGCCTCTGGGGCCTTCTTGCCCTCTACAGGCGCTCCTGGAGCCTCTGGGGCCTTCTCAGGGCCCTTTAGGGGCTCTCCCCACTCGATCCCAGCGTCCTCCTCGGCCTTCTTGATGGTGGCCGCAATATCTGCGTCCTTCCCGGATCCCCTGAGCACCTTGAACTCGCCGGCCTTGAAGGGCTGGACCTCGCCGGATTCGAGCATGACGTTGGTCACGCCCTTGGCGTCGGCCTCCCCGATTGGGACACCCTTCTGGCCCTTGAAGCTGCCCTTCGTGATCTCGACAGCGGCTTCGGCTGGGGTGGCTGGGGGCCTCGTCTCAGGGAGGGATTCGATGAACGAGCGGACTACCGGCTCTTCGAGGCCCATCTTCTCCGTGCCCAGAATGACAGCCGCCTCTGGGCCGGACTCGTAGAACTCGCGCTCCAGCATTCCCCTGTTGCCTTCACCGAGTTCCTTGACCTTGTCGAGCGCAGCCTGGCGCTCCTCTGGAGTCGGAGCCTTCGCTTCGACCTTCTTCACCTGGTCCGGTGTGGCGAGACGAGTCGTCTCTCCGACCTGAACCTTGAGGCCCCCGCTCCTTCCCTTGCCCTTGACGATCCCGCGAGTCCCGTCCGCGAACTCGACAACGTCACCCTTGCGGATGACTCCTGGACGAGGCTTGCCCTTCTTCTTCTTGCCCTTCCCCTTCGACGGCTTCTCTGTCGGAGGCGTCTGCGTCTCGGAGAGAGCCTTGCCCGCCGGCCCCTCAAGCCCTTCCGGCGTAGGCCCGGTCATGCGAGGCTCGCCTGTCTTCCCCTGCGACTCAAGCCACGCACGCTTCGCGATGTTGCCGCCCATCTGGTTCCACTCGGCGTCGGTAGGACCACCTTCGCGAGCGAACGCCTTTGCGCGACCCTCAGGCGTGGTCGTGTCGAACGGCTCCTGAGCCTTACCGGACTTCCCGCCCTTCGGAGCGGTTGGCTTGGTTGGCCTCTCGGCTGGCTTCTCGATCAGGCCGTCTTTGATGTCCTTTCTAAGCCCCTTCAGGAAACTGTGCCCGTTCGTCGGCTCACCCAAGACCCAGTCTCCCGTCTTTGCGTCAACGAGATGAAGGCGGATCTTCCCACGCGTGTCTAGTTGTCCCTCGACGCGAACAGTGCGTGGAGTCTCGCCCGATACGTCTACGTAGGTGTCACCGATCCTGACTCCGTCTCCAACCTCCTGACCCTTTACGATGGGCTCAAACACGGCTGCGTCCTCGGGGGCGTCCTCACCGAGATTCCTGTCTCGCTCCTGCTTCTTTCGACGCGTGCGGATAGTCCCGCTTGTCCTGTCGAGCGACGTGTCCGCTGGAGGCTCAGCAGGCGGCGCCTTCGCCGGCTCAGTAGGCTTCGACTCTGGAACCGACTGTCCCTTCTTCCGCCTGTACTCGTTGATCTGCTTCAGGACGGTGACCGGGTCTTCGCCCATCTCCACTCTCTGCCTGAAGGCACCAAGCTGGCCCTTCGAGAGATGTCCCGTCCCACCAAGAGACTCAACGGTCTCGGCTCCGCCTTCACCCTCGGGAGCCTTCGGCTTCGTTGGGGCAGGCTCTGCGACAGGCTCCGCAGGAGGCTCAGGCTTTGGAGGCTCTGCCGGCTTCGTTGGCTCACCCTTCTGGGCGAGCTTCTCGCGCATGGCGCGAAGCTGTTCCGGGGTCGCGCCATCCTGAGCAGCCTTCAAGATATCGGCTTCTGTGATATCTCCAGACTTGAACTTCGCGGACTCGATAGGAGTCTCTGGAGCAGTAACATCGCCGCGCTGCTTGAGGATCCTCTCCGCCTCTACGCGGTCAACGCCCATCTCCTTCATGACGCGCTCTACCGCAACCTGGTGCTCCATGATCTCCATGATCTTGGAGCCCTCCTGCGGGGAGAGCGTCGAGGACATGCCCTGGCGAGACTGCTGCTCAGCCTCAGCCTGCTTGATCGCGTCCTCTACGGCCTTCTGGAGCTTCTCCTGCTCCTTCTTCGCCTCAGCGTCCGCCTTTTCCTTGGCCTTGCGAGCCTGATCGGCTTCCTTCTCCCTCGCCTTACGAAGAGCGTCCCTCTCCTTGAGGATTCGCGCACCCTGACCCTTGGTCTTGTACTTCGCAGGGTTGTTGATTAGTGCGTCCTCGGGGACCATCACGAACTCGTTGGCCTCCGCGTCGAACGCCTCAACGTTGCGGGCGGGCTTCTTCCTCCTCACACCCTCCAGCATTCTGGAGACAAGCCTTCTGGCACCGAGGTTTGCAAAACGACCGGCTGCGAACCTTCCAAGAGGGAGTGGCCACTTCGAGAATGTCATGCCCTGGGCGATGTACCCAGCGGTCATCGGCGCGTAGCGACGAACGGCTTCGGGAACGTCTACTCCTCCAGACGCACCGACAGGCTTGCCCTGCGCGTCCAGGTCATACGTGTCCTTGACGTTGCCTTCCTGGTCGTAGATGACACCCCTGCCTGGGCCAGGCGGGGCATCAGTTCTGACTGGAGATGCCGGCGCGTAGACCGGCTCCAGCTTGCCCTGCTTATTCGCCCTCCATCCGAGGAAGTCGCCCCTCTCCCCAACAGGCTGTGACCAGTCAGCCTTATCCCTCCAGCGCGGATCCTGGAGGTCTCTCAGCTTCTCCGCTGTTTCCTGAGTGATGCCGCGCCTCGCGTACGGAGTTTGGAAGCCCTTAGCCAGATCTTTACGAGCACCTAGCTCACGCCTCATGGCCATGAACGGGCCATCGGTGGTCCTCTCCTGAGTCCACCACTTAGCGCCACGCCCAACGTCTCGGAGAGTCTGGAGCAGAGTCTTCCCGGTGACTCGCTGCACCTCAAGGTCAATGGACCTTTCGCGACTGTTGTTGGTCCTAGCGCCCCGCGCAAGCCACTTGCGAGTCTTCGCCTTCCCCAGTAGGGGAGATGTAGCCCTGAGACCCGCCTTCGTCAATGCTGGGCCGACCTTCAGGCCGGCAGGGGCCATCGGAATCTCTCGCCCGATCTGGGCCATCCGCTCTTCGTCTTCGCCTAGGTGTTGTGAAGCCGCCCTCGCGCCCTTCTCGCCAAGGATGGACATAAGCTCGATACCAGCGATAGCAGGAATCGTGTGCCATGGTCGCCTAACTGCGCCGTACGCAACAGCGGCTGGGAGCGCGACATCCTTCGCTGTCTCGAAGCTCTCCCCAGCGCCGAACATGGCTGGACGAATGGCCTCCTCAATCCCGGACCTCCACCTGGCGGTACGCGAGAACTCGACCTCGTTGTTGTAGATGAACGGATCGCGAAGGGCCTCAGCGACCCTTGGCGAGACCCCGACACTTCCGCCGACAGACGCGTACGGCTGCTCGCCCTCAGCGAGCGGCTCGTCGGTGAACGGGTTCCTGCCTGGTAGCTGGATCGCCTTGATCTTGTCGATGGTCTCCTGGGTTAGGTCGGACGCCCATGTCCTGTCGCCAAGCTCCTTGACGCCGGTCGGGAGATCTGTGACGTACCTGTCCTCATCAGCCTCTAGTCCGGTCGGGATGTCCGGGACGCCAGGAACTCCGCCACCACCAACCGTCGGCATCATGGCCCTGCCGCGCTTGCGGCCAGCCCTCGTCGCGGCCCTCTCGCCGGCGCCCAGCAACTGAACGTCAGACTCGGCTGGGCCAAGGAGGAAGTCCAAACCGATGGTGCGGGGTAGCCCCGTGGCGGTCTCCATGGCAAGGCGTGCTGGCTTCGACGCGGCAAGCTTCCGAAGCGGCTCGAACGGGATCCCCTGGGTGACCCTCTCCGCAATCTCGCGGTCCTTCGCCGCTATCTCCTCGGCCCTCTTCCGCTCCGCTGCGTTCTTATCTAGCTCTTCCTTCTCACGCTCACGCTTCGCCTTGCGGGCACGGAACTCAATCTCATCAACCTCTTCTCCGGTGGCCGGATCGAGGTAAGTCTTCCTCTTCCTATACCCAGACAGATGACCCTCTGGAACGTCCTTCTGCTCTTCGGTAGAGAACATGGTCCCAGGCTCTGGGATCCCAAGTAGCTGACGCGTCGGGGACATGAAGTCAGCGATAGGTTGCCCCTCAGAGGCGGCTTGCCTCCTGGCTCGACGCCTCCTGAACTCGTTCGCTGTGACTTCTTCGCCTGTCTCTGGATCGAGGTATAGCTTTGCCATTCTCTATTCCTGCGGGGTGAATCCACCCTCCACTTCATCCCAGACGTACGTCTTTCCGTTGCGTGTGATCGTCTGCCCAACGGCTCCGATCTCAGGAATGGGCTCGTCCCCAGGTGCTCCTCCGCCGCCACCCTCAGTGAGAACCGCGCCGGCATCCACGAAGATGTCGTAGTAGCCAGCCTCGCGAGCCTTCTCGATGGTCTGCTTGTTGAGGGTAGGCGTCGGTACGGGCTCGCCAACGAATCGCTCGTAGTCGTTTTCGAGAGTGACGATGCGGTTCACCGTGGAGTGGAGATCCTCTCTGAGGATGGCCTCCAGTTCCTCTGGGGTGGCGGAGGTCATGTACCTTCTGTACGCCTCCTCGATTTCTTCCTGCTTCGCGGCCATTCCGTTGTTCTGCGCCTTCGAGAACTCGGTAGCGAGAGTCTTCAGCCTGGTGCGGAGAGCCTTCTCCTCTGGAGATCCAACCTGTTCTAGGAACCAGACGTAGCCCTTGTTGATCCATGGCATCCCGGTGCGACGGAACTCCTCTGAGAGCTTGAAGGCGCGACCAACGTCCGCGATAGCGTCGTTGACGGCGCGGCGAGCAGTCGCTGGCTTTCCCTTCGCCCAATCGCGCTTGAATTCGAACCCGTGCTGCGTGAAGTTTGGATTCAGGATCTTCGCAGTCTGGATGATCGCGGAGCGCATCTCCACTCCTCGGCCAGCCTTAGCCGGGTCGAGGTCGAGGTCAGCTACGCCCTGCGCTGGGCCTAGGATCTCTACCGGCAAAGACGCGAGGAACCTCTTCCTCTCCGCATCTGTCAGGTCCATGTTCTTCCTATTGCCCGCGAGCCACTCGTCCCTCGCGTTCTCAACGATGTCCCAGGCTGCGCCACGCAGGAACCTGTTCTCCTTGTCCGGCGCGTCGTCAGGTGCGGCGGAAATAGGCTGGTAGCGACCGCCGCCCGACTGGATCTCTGAGTCCGTAACGAAGACCTTACGACCGGACTTAGAGTCGTACGCCTGCTTCAGAGAGCCAGCCTTCTTGGAAGCGAACAGACTCTTCGCGTACTCTGGCGCGACCTCTTCGGCCATCTCGTACCCGTCCTCGCCTGGCCTGAACGTCCTGCCCCTGAAGAACGGGGGCACACTCTCGTCATCCGGGAAGACAATCGGGCCCTCGCCCTTCTCACGCGCTCTCGCGGCTGCTGCCCTCTGCCTGTCGTCGTACGCACGAGCGGCAAGCTCACCCCTACCCAACGTCTCATCCTCTACGCCGTACTTCTCGACCCCAGGGATCGTCACGTCGCCCTGGAGCCTTTCCGCGAACTCCCTCGCCCCTGGAGCACTCTCCATCAGCGCGTTTAGCGCCTCCATGCTCTTGGCGCTGTCACCAATGTCAACCGCTTCCTCTGTTCCTACCTGCTGTCTGTCGAGAGTCACGCCCGGAGCGACCTCTCTCTCCATCGAAACAGCACCAGGCATCTTTAGCTCGGTCGGCTTCAGGTAGTCCTCCAGAAGCCCTTTTTGAACAGTGCCAGCCCTCTCGTACGCCTCGTCAACGTCCCTCTCCGCCTGCTCCTCCGCTAGAGCCTTCTGGATCTCGTGCGTCTTCGACTGGGTCTCAGCGACGCGGTCCTCCTTCTCCTCCTCGCGCCTCTGCTGCTCTGTCTCGAACGTCCAGTCCTCTCGCTCCCTCTTGCGCTCTCGCTCCTCGGCCTCGATCTTCAACTGGTCCTGCCGCTTCTTCTCAGCGAATGCGAGAGACGCAGCCTGAGCGAGCCCTGGAACGAGAGTCGCCCAGGCTGAATCCTCTGGGCGCTTACCTGTGAAGATGATCTGAGCCATGGCTCACTCCTCTTAGAAACGAGGTCCGAAGCCGCCGAAGTACGGGAGCATCATGTCAGCGACCGTGAGACTCGGGATCTTGTAGTCTCCCAGATCACCGAAGTCCCCAAGTCCGCCCATGCCGCCACCAAGTGGAACCGGAGCCGCAGGATTGTGTGTGACTGGTGTGACTGCCGGAACCATCGCTTCTGGGTTCGCGAAGTTCTTCGCGCCTGGCAACTCTTGCACTTCTGGCTTCTTAAACATCCCAGGCAGCGTCTTCGCGGCAACCTGAGCTAGGTCTCCAACAAGGTTCCACCCGCTGTCGTTGGGCCTCTCGCCCGCGTAGATGATAGACATCGCTACCCCCTGTAGAGAATCTGACGCTCAGGTGGACGCATCGCGCCGAGAGCGCTGAGAGCCGCACCGACGTTCGCTGGGCCCTCTGTCGTCTGGCTGCTCGTCCCCTTCTTGTGCTGCCCCTGCCACTGACCCATCCAATTGGCGGCGGTGGCCCTCCTCTTGTCCTTGATCTGCTCCTTGAGCATCGGAAGACCGGCCATGAAGTTGAGCTTCTCGGCAGTCGTCGCCCTGGTCGATGCGAGCGGCATGTCCATCGATCCTCCACGGCGAATGAGCGCATTGCGCTCTGCCTGCTCCGCCCCAGCGTTGGCCGCGTTGATGGCAGCGATCTGCCTTGCCGCGTATCCGGGCTCTAGGGCTGGGGCTGTGATGTCCTGGAAGTACTGCTTGTCGAGCGCAGCCTTCATCCTCGCCTGGCCAGGATCAACGACCTTGCGGAGCATGTCGTTGTACGAGCTTGTCGTGTTGGTGATCTGAGGCCCCATCGCCATCCCAGCCAGAGACTGGAACTGCGGGGTCATCTGCTCCAGCCAGGCCAACTGGTCCGCACGGTCTGCGTCGATATCAGCCTTCGCGTCCCGGTACATCTTGTCCGAGAAGTCAGCCTGCTTCTTCGCTGCCTTGTGCTTGGCGATACCCCCAACGATAGCCGGGACAGCCGCCGCCAGAAGCCCCAAGAACCCGAACTGCGGAGGCGGCGGAACAAGCGCCTTCAGTAGTCGTCCAATTCCAAACATCTTATGCCTCCTCAGTGGGTTCGCGCAGGCACGCGATCTCCATGCACCTTTGAGAGTACCAGATCAAAGGACAACCGGAACATCGGACCCGGACCCAAGGTCTGGCCCCTCGTCAAGCTCCTGCGGGGTGCCGATCTTGAAGCTGTAGCGATTCTGGTTGTCGGTCCTCTCTACTACGAGGTATGCGATGCGGGCTCTCCCGTCTTCGTCGTCGGGAATGTCGATCCCCACGATGTCCACGGAGGCGACGATCTCCCCCTTACGTCGAACTGGAATAGCCATTATCGGTCCACCTTGTAAGTCATTGCGTAATAGTCGAGGAAGACGTTCTCCAGCGAGTTACCTGCCCCTGTCGCGTCACACTCCACCGCGAGGGCTGGCATCATGGCGTCACTGGTCGGAATGTTCGTGGTGTTGGTCGCCACCAGAGATCCGTCGATGTAGAACTTCACCGCAGTCGGGGTGTAGTGGATGTCGAACCGGAAGTAGTCGTTGGCGCTGTCTCCGGATCGGTGCGCCACTCCGGTATCTGTGTCGGTTGCGGAGCCGGACGCGATGGTCCTCGCCTGCCAGTTGTTGTTGGCATTGTAGTCACAGTAGAAGTAGATCCCGTCCGTGCCTGCTGCGTAGTCAACGGTTGTGTTGATCCCAACGATGATGTTCACCTCACCCTCGGTGCTCTGGGCGTCATAGAGAATCCAAGTCTGCCAGTACTCTTCGATCCCGTTGAACATCGTGTAGGTGGTGTAATTGGCAAAGAGGTAGACGGCATCCCCGGTGTCGTTGTCTGGCTTGATGCGGACCAGTCCGGGGTGTCCGTTGTTGGTGCCACTTCCGTAGCCGACTGTGTACCCCGTCCCCCCGCTGATGTTCCAATTGAGCGTACCAATGTCCCCGGACACCAATGGACCCCCGTGGACAAAGTCATCCTCGACAGTGACGATCCGTCCGTCGGGGGCGCGGAGGGGCAGGTCGATGAAGTGGGAGTTCTCGTTCTTGTCGATGTAGCCGTCGGATTTCAGTCCTGTCGTCCAGACATCCGCGACCTGCCAGCTTGACGCCCCGATGTCATACGTGTCGTCCGCCCCTGGCTCGAAGTCCCCACCCGCCTCGATCAGCCACTTCATGGTGTTGTTGGTGTGGAAGCTCATGAGCCCGTTCGACTCGTTCTTGATGACGAGAGGCTTGTCATCCCCAGTACCGGCAGTCTCGAAACCGATAGCCGCAGAAGCGACAGTCGCCTCGAAGTAAGCTCGACCGTAGTTCGAAGCGTCTGTGTACTCACCGTAGGCGTAGATCGTGTTCCCGGTCTTCATGACCAGGTCGCCGGTCAGGTCGCGGGATCCGTCTGCCAGGAAGTACTGCGTGTGGTCATCGTCCCCAAGGCCCAGGAGGCCACCGTGATCAACGGAGCCTCCTGTCTCAATAAGGTCCCAGTCGGCAGAGCTTGCCGTACCAGTAGAGACATAGGCCGTCTCTGCGCTCGTGTCCACGTTGATGAGCCCAACACGAGACGGCGTAGAGCTTGGAGTTCCTGCCTGGGAACTGATCAGCGTGTACTGCGTGTGATCATCGTCCGTGAGACCACCGATGGTTCCATGATCGATCCCAGTCTGTGCGAAGTGGATCGACGTGTCTATGATGTGGGAGTCAATAGCCGCGTGACTCTGCGTCCCGATGTTACTGATCGACGTATGGTCGATGGCACTCTGATTCGTGGCGTTCGTCAGGTCGAGGTAGTAGCTCCCTTCCTGACCGTCCAAAAGGTCAGCGTTCAGGTTCGAGACTAGGGTGGTGGAGGCGATTGTGAGTGGCGCTGTTCCGGTCGCCACCGAGGAGATGACCTGGTCAGCGATGTATAGGTCCCTGATCGGAAGAGAGTTCGTTCCGATGTCTGCGTCTCCTGCCCCAGACGGGTAGAACCCTGTCGAGCTTGCCGACCATGTGTACGTACCGCCGAGGGAAAGCTGAACGTTCCCAGACGGCGCCCTCAGTTCAAGGTTGGCCAGTTGTCCTTCCACCCTTGTCCCGACGTACATGAGATTGACGTAGGACTCGGCCCAGTAGTCCGTCGTCGCCCCGAGGTCCAGGGTGCCCGTCGCGTTCGGGAGGAGGTCCCCCGTCATGTCGCGAGTCCCATTCACCAGGAGGTACTGCGTATGGTCGTCGTCCGCGAGCCCGTCGAGGGCCCCATGGTCGTTGCTGTAGCCAGTGAGGCCAGTAATGTCGTGACCGTGGAGAGTGGTGTCCCCAGCGTCCGTCAGGTCCGTCCAGTCAGTCCCAGTGAAGTTCGCGGAGTCCAGGTAGTACGATCCCTCTTGTCCATCAAGCTGGTCGCTATTGAGATTTGTGACCAGAGTCGTGGACGCTATCGTGAGCGGAGCGGTCCCGGTGGCCACGTCTGAGCGGAGGGTCTCGGCTCGGATTTGGAATGAGCCGGCGTCCCAGTTCCCAGTAAGTGCCCTAGTGCCATCCGCTAGTAGATAGTGGGTATGGTCGTCGCCTCCAAGTCCACCAAGACTCCCGTGATCGACAGCGGCTCCAGAGATCGGCTCCCAGGCACCGTCGTGCCTGAGGAACTTCGTCGTGTCCAGAGTCGGACCAGGGTCTGGAACGTAGCCGATGGCGTGGCCGTCGCCGGCACCGCGCATCACATCCCTGTGGTCTAGGTGGGTAGGAGCGTCGATCCTCTGGTTGAGGCTGTCCTCGACCCTCTTGATCTCGACCGCAGAGGCCTCTGTCTGCCTAGAGGCCTGCTCCGCCAATCGAGCGATTGCGATTAGCTCGTCGTCTACGTCCCTGAACGCGACCTGGATGTCGTGGGTCGCGTCGTCCGGGTGCCTGATTCTTCCTGCCACTAGACATTCCCCTGGTCACCCTGCGTGAGCGGAAGCTCTGTGAAGTTTCCACTTCCACGGAAGCGAACCGCGATTCCGTACGGCTCGAACCCGACGTTGCCCTCGCCGTTGGAGTTCGTCGTCTTGAAGACTAGGCGTAGGCGGCGTCCCTTCGTCTGCCTCGGGCAAACGATAGTGTACACATCCCTGATGTTGGCCGTGACCGGAACATCGAGGGTCTGCCAGAGCGAACCGTTCTTCCAGATCTCCATCTCCAGGTCAGCGGGGCTCTCCACGTCAATCTCCACCTCGTTGATCCAAGCTAGATCTTGCCTCGGGGCGATGATGTGACCAGTGTCGTAGACCATCACCTGTTGCGGCAGAGGCCTATAGGTGACGTTGAACGCGTTCATGGAGAACTGCCTGAACGAGCCTGTGATCCCAAGCTGGAGCTTGAGGAACTTCCCGAGACCAGTTAGGTCGGTTCTGTACACCTCGTTGGCACCAGTTGCGAACGTCTGCGTCACAGACGCGACAGGCTCCGTCAGACCGTTGATGTAGAACGATGCCGTACCGGAATCGTCCGCTGTGTAGCAGTGGATCTGGAAGTCTGACGGGTCCTTCCTGGCGAGTGGGTTTCCGCCGTCGTTGATAGGAGTGAGGATATCCACGGCGATGGCCTCGCTGTTGTCCTCGTCTCCAAGCTCGGCCCTCAGAACCTCTCCGCTCTTCGTTCCGAGAATCACATTCCCGTCTGGCTCGCGGGTGATCGAGTTGATCGTGTACCCGTACGTTAGCCTGCACCACTCCTGCTGCGCCTGGTAGTACTTCCACACAGCCACCGGATCCTTGATCAGGACGGCCTTGATTGATCCCGTCGCTGGATTCTCAGCCCCGCCGTTCACTGTGAAAGTGTATGAGTCGTCATCAACGACCATGATGATGTGGTCGCCGTTGTAGTAAGAGTCGGATGCGCCCTTGATCCTGACCTTGTCGCCGTTCGAGAACCCGTGCTCGGTGTGGGTCACTGTGGCGGTTGTCTCGCTCCTGGTGATCGTCACTGATGTCTCAGACTCCACCCCCTCTGGCGCGAGCATGTATAGGTTGTGGTTGTCTGTTGCGAACCTGAATCTCCCGTTTTCGATGTCCAGCGCCTCGACGCCGTGCCTGTTGTAGCCGCGCCACAGAAGCTCTGTGCCGATGAACGGGATCATCTGGAAGGTGTTCCCGACGAGCATCATCGGCCCGTCTGCGGCCCTGTAGATGATGACGTTCGAGTCAACCGCCAGGGCCTTGTCCACAGGAGGGTTCCCGGCACTGAACGGCTGCGGGAATAGGTCCACCGTGACGTGATCCGCGCTCTCGTCGCCAGTGCCTGCGATCCTGATGATGTCCTTCGAGCAGCCAGCAATGACTCCGTTCGCTGTCCCCGCGAGCCATAGCGGCTCACCGTAGCGCCTCAGATCGATGGCGTGGTAGAGGCTGAAGCTGGATGGGGACTTCGTGCTCGATGGGTAGAGCCATCCCTTCTTCGTGAGGACGAACATCCTGCGGTTCCACGGGCCGGCGATTCCGACGATGTCGTCTGGGGGTCCAATCGAGCCTGGCTCGAAGATCTCGTTCTCGATCATCAAGTCGATCTCGCTCTTCGCGATGGAGACCGTCAGGTCGTTGCTTGCCGCACCAGTCGGTGTTCCTGTCGGGTAGCCGGCCAGCGGAGTGAACGTGATGACACCTGGGTTCGAGGGGTCTCCCCCACCAGCGGTGGCCGGCGAGGTGGCGCTCCCGGCGAACGTGTACGTGAAGTCGGACCCAGTGGCAGAGTCAACCAGGTAGACGCCGTTGTACTCAGACTGCGCTGCCCACGAGATGAGGACGTAGTCCCCAGCCGAGAGTGTGTTCGTGTGTGTCACGGTAGCGGTCGTACTGCTGCTTGTTAGCTCTCCCGCGCTTAGTGACGTTTCCGTTCCAGTCTGGACATACGTGAATCCGTGGGTCGTGAGGCGAGACCTCTGGATCGCGTCATCGAAGTTGGCTGCCCCGGCTCCAGGGTTCGTGAGTTCATCGATGGTGAGCCCCTGGTTGATCGATGACGCCGTGACTGCGGCGCGGTAAAAAGTGTCTAGCCAGCCGCCGAAGATATAGATCCAGATCGTGTCCACCTGAGGGTCTGCGCCAGACAGGCCAGCCTCTGTGATTGTCACGTTCAGCGTCTGCTGCTTCAGCGTGATCGGATCCGATAGTGGAGACATCGGAGAAAGCTCGGTGTAGACGAGATCCCCATCGTCATCCTTGAATCGGCGTGCGTACCTGTACGCCGCCTGAAACTTACCAGTGAGAGACCTGTTTCCAGAGCCGGCCCACACCGCGTCATCCATTCCGAACTTCTTCTTGCTGGTGTCCTCTCCTGGGACTGCGTGGTAGACGACCTTGAACGCCGTCACGTCATTCCAGTCTGCGTCAGAATCCCCAATCCTCTTGAACTGACCACGGGTCACCGAGAAGTGCCCCCACGCCGGGGACGCGGCAGTTCCATCCGCACGAGCCTGGACCGTAGATCCCCTGTAGGACCCACCGAGCCTCTTCAGAATCTGCCCTGCATCCTCTGGAGTCTTTACCTCTGTGATCTCATCCGCCGTTAGTTGCTCAAGAAGCCTGTTCGTTGACTTTCTGTACGCCTCGACAGACGATGACGCCGCATCCTTGTTGTCGATCTTCCCGTTGTTCCTGATGTTGAAGTCGAAGAAGTAGTGATTGTCCCTGAACGCGTCCTTTGTCACGTACGTGACTGTTCCAGAGTCGCTCTCTCCTGGTGGGGTCGTCGCAGACGACATTGTGTACGAGTATGAGTTCGCGTTGATATACGTGATCGAGAAGACTCCGTTGAACTCGCTGTTCGTCGCTCCAGTGATCACGACAACATCTCCATCGCTGAGCGGATGGGACGAGTGCGTCACAGTCGCTGTCGTAGAGGAAGAGGTCATCGTGATAGAGGCAGAGTCTGACTTCGGGTCGTCCAGCCCGAACATGATCGTGACCTTCTCGACCTGGCGAGGGTTCTCCAGCCAAACGCGCATGTCGAACACGTCCGTTTCTGCGCCCTGGAAGCCCTGTAGGTTGAGGAAGTCCTGCTCTGTGTTGTAGTACTTGGTGACCGAAGCGATTCCGCTCTCTGCGTCTGGCTCCACTTGCATCGCGCCGTTGGCGGTGCCGTCGTAGTCAGTGATGAACTGAGGAGTCCCAGCGGACCCCTCGTTGATCACAAACGCTGGCAACTCGTCAGAGTCGAAGGATGCGACTTCCTTCGTGACCCTCGTGACAGCGGCCAGGGTCGGCTTCTTCGTCGGCTTCGCGATGCCCCATGTGTTAGTAGTTGACCCGTCGTGCTTCCACTTCTTGGTTCCACGGGCCGCGAACGCCTGGTACGAGTCGTCACCGAATGTGATGTCCCCAGAGCCATCGAACGTCTTACCGCTGGATGCTCCGTTGATGACTAGCTCATCGTCAACCCCGGCATACCTGTAGGTTGTCTTCTGGAGCGTTGCGGTGCGGAGAGAATCCACTCTCGTCCCAAGGCTTGTGTAGAGTTCAGACGAACCCCCACGCAGAGCGCGACCACCGATCTCGTCTGGGACGGTGTTGTGCGCCCTGAGCAGGGCTTCGTCTGGAGCGCCAACAGAGTCGGAGTCTGGAAGCCACTTCCACCCACCCGCACGCTTGAATAGGTTGGGCATGGTGGGCTCCTTTAGAACTCTTCGATAAGCTGGGTCGTTCCGTTGTCGGACACCGCCCTGGTGTCGAGGGTGGTCGTTCCGTCAGCCTTGTACCAGGTCTGCTCTGTGGCCGTCTGGGAGATCCTGAACGTGAACCTTTGGAAGAGGGTCTGTAGCTTCCGTCCGAAGTTGTCGGTCGCGCCTGGGATCGAGGAAAGCTCGGAAGAAATCTCCTGCTCCCACACTCGTGGACCGCTGATGACGATGTACTGCTCGGAGGTGCCCGGCGCTGTTCCGACCCACGCGCTGTCCACGGTGGCTTCCTTCGTCGTGCCGTTGTAGTCCGTGATCACGCGACCCTGGCCGACAGCGTTCGTCCCCTCCGGGATGAAGACCACGTCGCCGTTGTACGCGTCATCCTGAGAGCTTGCCGTAGATGCCAGCTTGATCGTCGCCCCACCAGGGTGTGTCTGGCACGTACCAACATCCTTGAAGTGCTCGCGGATGATGCCATTGATATCCTGACCGGAGGTTCCACCGATGGCTTCGATGCCATGGCCAGACCCGTACCCCTCGACCTTGAACGCAGTCGCGTTTGACTTCTCTCCGGTCGCTGCGTCGATGTGGGCCGTACCTAGCTGGAGGTGAGTGCGCACTCGAAGCATCACGTCACGCACACCGCTGGATGATGGAGTCGCTGTGGTCAGCGTGATGAAGACCTCATCGTGCTCCATCTCGGTATCACTCAGGTCCAGCCTGTACAGATTGGTAGAGGCGACCCTTGCCGGCAGGCTGTCCGTGTCGTCCTCCGCCGTGATCGTAGGGGTGGAGTCATCGTCGTACACGACACCCGTGATCTTGCTGTCCCCAGTCGTCCACGGCACTGCCGCGTCGAGGAACGAGTCCGAAGACGAGTTCGCATCCTGGGGAGCTACGAAGAAGATCGTGGTGGCTACCCCCCACTTCCTGTCGAAATCTTGAATTGGTAGCATCTCTTGTTCCCTTGATAGTTCCCCTGGATCGCCAGGTGTCGTGAACGAAAGCTCGCTTGCCCCTAGCGGATCGTCTTCCGTCGTCGCTCCCCCAGAATCCCAATCCGCGATGGCCCTAAAGTAGTACGTCGTTGACGGGGTAAGCCCCGTGATCTGCTGTGTATACGTCCCATCTGATACTACCAGTTGCGTCGAAGACGTGTTGGCGTAGCTGGTGCATGGCTGCGGGCACGGATCATGCTGTGAGTCCTCGTACCCGAACCCAAGGGTCACGCCAGTGGCGTCGTTCATGACGATGGTCGCGCTCAGTGTGGCTGAGTTGTGACTGACAGAGGTGGCCGCGTTCGTTGTCATCGTCGGGTCGCCGGCTTCTGTGTTCGTCGCCGCTGCGGTGCCGTTGTAGGTTGTCGAGTTGGTCGCGCCTGGCCTCTGGACCTGGAGCCTGAAGTCATAGCTGGTGCTCGAATCCAGCCCCGTCACGGTCGTTGCCGGGATCGACACACTGGAGTACCCGGTGTCCGTGTCCACGGCTCCGCCGAACGTCAACCAGGTGGAGTTGGCGGTCTTCTTGTACTGGACGTAGCAGTAGGCTGTCGTCTCACTCGTGCCCGGAGTCCAGCTTCCGTTCACCCTCACCGAGGAGGAGGTCTCGTTGCTCAGAGACGGAGTCCCGATGGTCGGAATAACTGCGTGCGTCTTGAACGTGCGACCCGGAGTGTTGGTTGTCTTCGTCTCCTGGAGGACGCTGCTCTGATACCAGCGACCGCGAGCCCTCCAGTAGTAGGTCTCGTCGCAGGCCAGGTCGTAAGTCTTGTTCCGCCAGTCGGTGGTGGGAGGGATGAACTCAGTCCTAGAGTCGGTCCAGGAGGACGGGCTCGCACTCTGCGAGTACGCCAACTCGTGAGTCTGCTCGTCGTCTCCAGAGTCGGAGGAACAGTACCTCCTCAGCGTCATCGACTGAGTCTTCGCGCTCTGGTTGACAGAGCCGAAGGTCTCCGAGTTCGTGTTGATTACGCGGCCCATCCGTTACCTCGTCTCGAAGACAGCCACCTTGAGCGTTGCGCTTCCGAGGTTCACAGCGCCACCAGACAGGTTGTACAGTGACGCCGTGACCGTGTTCTCGGCGGAGACGTATGCGCTGAGCATCAGCCCTGCCAGGTCGATGTTGAGGGAGGCCAGCACGAAGTCCCCAAGCTGGGCACCCTGCACGGTGATCTCCTTCTCCTCTGACGAGCCAGACGCGATCTCGCCTGGGTCCCAGGTGGTCGTCTCGCTGGTCCCGCTCGCGCCCGCACGAGAGAACGTGCTGAGGGAGATCTGAGTGCCGTTGAGCGTTCCACCACCAGGATGCGTCTTTGTGGTGGAGTCCACCCCCAGTTCGAGATCCTCCGACATCCAGGTTTCGACTACGATTGCCATTCCTACCCCCTGAACGGGCGCTTGTACCCGTAGTTGGACGGGAAACGCTCTAGGTACGAGTCCAGCTTACCAAGCCTCTTCGTTCCCATGGCTTGCGCCCGCTCCTTCATCTCGTCATCAACGCGCTTCTTCATCTTCTCGATGCCCATCTGGAAGCGCTGCATGTAGTGGTCAGCGAGAGCCTTGTCCTCGCCTTCGCCTGGTGTGTTGTAGGCCCTGTAGAGGGCGTACCACTCGACGTAGCGAACGTACCTGTCAGGAATCTCGAACGGGTGCGCCCTGAGATTCTTCCCGAGGCGGAAGTACTCAACTCTCGTCGCGTTCGCGTCCGGGATGATCTTCCGAACACCACCGTACTGGCCCGATGCGAACTGCTGCGGCACCTGGCGTACCCCACCGTACGTCCCGACAACGACCTCGTCGTCGTAGTCGAACTCGTCGTCGGTGAATGCTCGAATGCCTCCGAAGATCCCGCTGATAGTCACTGTCGGAAGCTCTCTTACGGGCACGCCCACGGTGCGGAAGTTCCATAGACCATCCTCGTCCATCTGGTACGCGTACACGCCACCAGATTCCGTCTGGTAGATGTTCCTGTTGCGGCGGTTGTAGCGGGCACTCTCTGGCGCAAGGCGGAGCCAGTCGTGGGTGACCCTGTCCACAGACACGAACCTCGCCGGCAGGATGCCCACCGTCCTCGTGGAGGATCCAGAGGTCGCCAGGCTATCCCTGTCGGTGCTCATGTAGGACGCGTCGTCCTGCCTGGTGTGGTTCGACGGGATCGGAGCGCCGGGATCCACATACTGACGGTCAGACTCCTTGGTGATCGTGAATCTGGCCAGAATCGGGATGTCCGTCATGTAGTCCTTCTCGTGCTCCTTGGTGTAGTTCCCGGTGTGCGGACGGTCCTCGTACATCTCCATGTCGAAGATGCACTGTGTGTCGCGGCAGAACCTGTCGTACCCGTCCTGGAGAAAGTCCTGCACCTGGGTGACGGTCCAAACGTCTGCATCCTCGTCGTCTAGCTGGCGCTGTACGCGTGCCGTGGAAGTTGCTAGCGTGATCATCGTCGGAGCCCCCATCCTCTACGGGCACCCATCTGTCCTGCTCTGTCGCGCCTCATCCTGTTGTGGGCCAGCTTGTAAAGCTCGGCCTCGTGGACCTTGTACTCCTTGAAGTGATCCAGAGACTTCTTGGTCTCCTTCCTCTGCGCGAGAAGCTGGTACAGCATGTAGTTCTCAATGGCGTCGGTGAAGTCGTCGGGTAGGGCTGGAGACGTTCCGAGACCCTGGGAGAGCCCGCCGTCTGACCTGACGTGTGGAAGGATGTCCGCGTAGTGGATGCGGAGGTTGGCGATGTCGGCGTTCGGAACCGGGTACGCCCCAAGATGCCAGAGCCCGCGCATCCACCACCAGCGCGGCTCCGTGTCCGGCTTGTCTTCCCACTGGCGTCCCAGTAGGTCATCAAGCTCCGTGACTGTGGTTGGGTGGAGCCACCTCTGGGTGTTGAGGTTCCAGATGGCTGTGACGCGAAGGGCCGTGGCTGGGAGGATTCCTCGGAGGTCTGTGTACGCCGCCTTCTTCCTGCGCTTGATGACTGCCGTGGTCTCGTTGATCTCCGTGGCTTCGCTGATCTCGTCTAGCGCATCGTTGTACGCACCGATGAGGTCATCCTGCGAGAAGAAGACGTAGTCCGGGTCCTCCAATCGCACGATCACGCGGTTGATCATGCTCTGCGCTGTGTCCATACCTAGTCCTCACGGTAGAACCTGTGCCTTCCGATGGTCGCGGTAGGCCTCATCTCGCTAGCCCACTTCGGGCTCACTTCCTTCGCGTGATAGTGCGTCGCTCCTCCGGTTGGGTCCTCAGATTCTCCAGACAAGACCTCTTCTGCGATGTCCCTAGTGTCGGCAAGCTCTTCCTCACCGAGACTCTGGATCAGTTCCCTGTTTGGATCACCCTTGTTCCAGGCGGAGAACTGGCGCGGCTTGAGAGCCACCTCGCTGTACGATGTGTCGTCACCGAGGAGCTTGCGGTTCCTCATGACGTGGAGAACAGCGCGGATCCCCTCGTCGCCCTCTCCTCTAGCTTCCCCATAGGCCGTACGAGAGACCACGTCGAGATCTCTCTCGGTGTAGTCCTTGTTCGAGTCCTTCGGGAACGTTGGCACCTGTCGTCCAGCCACACTCGCGTGCTCAATGAAGGGCGACATTGGCGAGAAGCTCTGCATGAGCATCCCAGCCAGTGGGTTGACCGGGGGTTGTGCTTGCGGCCTGAACGGGATTCCCCTGTCTGCCATGGTGACTCCGGGTAGTAATGCGAGGGCGATGGCGCAGGCGCTAAGAGCCCGCACCACCACCGAAGATGCTGCTCAGAAGCTGGGCGATCATGCCCGGATCCTGAGGGTTGGGGCCTGGGTTCTGAAGCCCGGTGGTCTCTGCGCCTGGTCCGGTCTGACCGTACGGAGCCATCTCCTGGTTTCGCTGCATCAACTGCTCAGCGATGGCTGCCGGGTCGTTTGGATTCGGAGGCGCGGCTCCAGGCATCGGGGCTCCTGCGACTCCACCAGGAGGCGCTGCGGCCTGAGGCGGAACCTGGGAAGCCGGCCCCCCGGCTCCACCTTCGAGCATCTCAACGATCTTCTGGAACCAACCGGGCTCTGCTGCTGGTGGCTGTGTGGCCATCGTACTTCTCCTTTAAGGGGCCGGGTGGTGCTTGCTCACCACCGCCTCAAGAGCAACGATCCGGTGCTTCCAGTCCGTCGCTTCCTTGTCGTGATCGACAACTTTTGCCAGGGCTTCCTGCACGGCCCTCCCGAGCCCCTTCAGTTCGGTCACCATGGTCGCCATGGATACCCTCATGTCTGCAACCTCGCCACCAAGAGCATCGATCTTTCCCCACGTCTCGTGCTCTTCTCTCAGGATGTGGCCACCGATCTTCTCGTCAATGGAGACAAGCTTCTCGTTGGCCACCCTTACGTCACCTTCATAGGTAGCCACCTTGACCTCCAGATCCCTGACTCTTCCATTCAACTGTATCAACCACCAGCCGATGATACCGAGGAGAATCCCTGTAAGGGTTTGGATAACCGCCACAACGATGTCAATGTCCATGATGCCCTACCCCAATAGGATCGCCAGAGTCAGCAAAGAAACCATGAGGAGAAAGAGCCACGACAGACCCTTCCTCCACTTCAGGATTGTGCTTCGATGGAGACCGAACGGCGATCTGTTCCTACCCAGCATTCGGCTTCGTGACCTCTGGCTTCTTCCTCATGAGAGCGCCGGCTGCGACGAACCCTGCGGCCAGGGCCGCGAAGATCTCGTTCTGTTGGACGCCGTCCTGAGACAGTGGGGCCAGGGTCGTGAAGACGCCCGCTGCGAAGGCGATCACTAGCTCGATGATCAGTCTCTGGAAGTTCTTCATCACAACCCTCCTACAAGGGCCAGACTACCACTCGAAGACGACTTCTGCACCAGCCGACATCTCGCCTGTCCACTTGCGGTCCAGGACCAGCCCCATAGACCAGTTGTCACCAAGGCGGGCTGCCATGACAGCCGCGATCCCCTGGTCGTCCAGGTTGACCTTCAGGACCGCCCCGCTCTTCTCCGGGTGGACCCGCCTGAGAGCGTTGTCAACGCTCCTCTGGATGGCCGAGTCGTTGAAGATTCGGATCTCCTGGAGGTCTCCGTGACCACCAGATGGAAAGTAGACCTTCCTGAGTCTTTCGTCCATCACTCCGCTCCTGTCCCAACGTCTGCGGCCTCAGCCACCTCGTTGATCACCGGGTAGATGCCGTAGAGTTCCTTGCGGAGTTCCTTCAGGTCCGCCTTGATCTCCTGGATGTCCTCCGCCTGCATCTCGCGGTGCGTCCTGTTCTCCTTGGCGATCTCCACGCCTTCCCAGACCTTGCCTGCGATGAACGTGAGGATGCCAATCAGAAGCGTGGTCGCGATGGTCTTGAAGTCAAGCTTCATCGGTGACCTTCCGCTCTTGCCGTGGAGCCTGGGGCACTGCACCACGTCACCCAGTTTCCCCTGCAATCGCTTTGAGCGGGATTGCCCTTGTACGGAGGATAGGGCTCCCCGTTGCATGTCCACTTCTGGTCGCAGAGTTCCGCCTCGCAGACATCGCGCTCTGGATCCCCATCCCCTCGAACAGGGCACCCCCCACGGGGTGTACAGCCAGGCACACCGCATTCGTTGCAACCGCACGGAGAACCAGGCATACAGCAGTAGCCGATAGATCCGCAGAAGTCGGGTTGGTTCACTGTGACCCATGTGCAGTCGAGGATCCCGTTGTGCTCGCGGCACTTCAGTTGCATCCTAGTCACGTCTGGATGCGGCTGCGTGCAATCACCAACCGGCGGAGGAGTACTTCCATCGCACTCCACAAGCCAGCCATCCTGCTGTCCTCCTGGAGCCCAGCGTACCTTCTTTCCTCCGTAGTTGTAGATCTGGTAGTTCTCGTGGAGTTGTCCGTCGCAGAAGTCCCCCTGCTTGACGCTGATCTGGTCGGTTGCGCCTGGCGGTGTGTCGTTGTGCCGGCCACAGTTGAACCCCTTCTCGCAGAGCGAGTCGCATACCAGCTTCATCCACGGGTCTGGCCCGAAGGTGATGGGGCAGTCCGTCCCCACCGCGCATCCGGTGAGTTCTGCCATCACACTATTGACTACGGACCCGTATCGACCGGGGTTCTGGACGAGGGTGAACTTCTCGTTCGGGATGCCCTGCGGGAAACCGCACGCGACCGGGTCGTCGCATGGGATCCACTCCTCACCAAGGTAGCAGTCGCATGGGTCCTTCGTGAGGTCTGGGGTGGCCCTGAGAAGACGTAGCGTTCCGCCCCTATCCGTGAACTGCGGGCACTGGGGCTCTGGGAGTGGAGGCTCGGTGCAGGAGGCCAGCTTCTCGCAATGGCGCGGGTCCGCGCTTGGGTTGTGGACACATTCACCGCATGTCGTGCCCGGTGCGCACCACGGAAGCCCCTGGTCGAGAAGGGCCTGGCACTCCTCCGTGTACTTGTCCACGCACTGTCCGTCGTCGCAGTACTGCGTCTCCGGGTCGCACTGGTCGCACGGGTTCACAGGAGGGCCTGGAGGGGTCCATCCTCCACAACCAATAACGGCCCCCGTTATCATGGCCGTGATAGTGAACACGGCCACGGTAAGAATCAGCCTCTTAACTCTCATCGTGCTTCTTCTCCTTCAGGTAGTAGTACCCGATGGACCAGGCCATCCCGATCCCGCCGATGATGACGGGCAGGACGCTGGTCGCGAACACGAAGTGGCTTCCTAGCCCAACCCAGAAGCCGAAGAGAATCAGCCGGCGGAGCCTACCGTACTTCGCATTCTTGTTCTTGACGGCGAACCAGTCCCAGACGTTTTCAGAGAGCGTGTCCCCGTCCTTCTTCGAGAAGGCACCGTAGAGTTCGTACGGCAGGAAGATCACGAGAAGCCAGACTACCCAGTAGAAGTCGTCTAGTGCCATCGTCCTGTCTCCATCTGTCGTGCGTGACGCTCTGCGCGACCAGGTGTCTGCCTGGCCCACAGCGAACCACGCATCCCCTTCGCAGCCTTCTCGAAGTCCCCGTCCTTTACGGCCTGAAGTGTCCGCTTGAACTTGAGAAGGCCGGCAACGCCCATCTGGAAGGCCATCGAGATCAGGACAGCCTGCCTGACTGGCTTCAAGCCCTGCCACCATGGGATGTTCTCGTCAAGCCCGCGCTTGACCTCATCGATGTCGTTACGCAAAAGGAAAAGGGCCTCATCCTTCGAGACCCTTCCACCCTTGCGCTTATCGATCAATCGCCCGATGCCGATTGTCCAGTATCCGAGCGGATCCTGGTAGGCGTGCGGGACGAATCCCTCCTCACGGAGGAGCATGTCCTCTACGCGCATAGGTCACCCCTAGTCGAGGTGCGGAGCGAAGTCGTGCTTGCCGGTGCGGGACGCGCTGTACGGCATCGTCTCCACGACCCAGATCTTCTCGTAGATCTTGTCCGTGTCCGGCTTTGGCGGTGTCGCCGCTGTCCCTGGAGGGCTCTCCTGAACCCCGAGGGGGACAATCTCTGGCTCTGCGTCCGGGTTCGAGTCCACATTGAAGCGGACGAGATCGAACGGGGCCCTCTTGTACAGCTTGCCACCGGAGTTGTCCTTCTCGATGACGAAGATCGCGGTGTATCGGTTTCCGGTCTGTGCGTAGTTGGCCATGCTTGTCCTCCTAGACGAGCTTCTCGATATAAGGTAGCAGGAACTGGAGATTCCGGTTCTTCTCCAGCTTCGGTGCCAGCCATCGTGCAAGCACCAGCTTACCCACATAGGCCCAGATCCGCCAACGGCGGAATTCCTTGCGGAGCATCTCGCTGGGCTTCTTGGGCGGGCGCTTCGGCTCGAACTTCATGCTCCCGCACGGGCAAATGGTCTCCTCCCGCTCCTCCTCCGGGGTGAAGAGGGAGCCCATCGCGTAGAACTCAAGCTCCTCCTCCCTGGTGAAGACGTGCCCGCACTTGCGGCACCTGTAGAGGTCGTAGACCTTTCCGTCGTTCCTGAGTTCGCCCTGTAGGGCCTTGATCTTCGGGTAGTCCTTAATCATCTTCTCGCTCTCCCCACACTCCAATGTTCTTCCGCTCCTTCAGGACCACCTTGGCAAGCTCGTCACCCTTCACTTCCTTGTTGAGGAAGTCCTGCCTGGTGACCACGTACGGCGCGGCCAGGTGTCCGACCTGAACAGACGTATTGGCGTACAACTGGAACCCAGCCCTTCGCGCCTGGTAGCAGAAGCTGAGGTCTTCACCGTACCCACCCGCGTCCCGCTTGTCGGGGAACCATCCGTCTTCCTGCTTGAACTCCGGGTGCTCTGCGATGGCCCGGATGAGCTTCCTGCTCGTCCAGACGAACCCGAACCCGCAGCCATCCACCGGCATGAACGTGTTCTCCGGGTAGCCCTGGTACTGGCGGAAGTGCTCCGTCTCCTCATCGAAGTCGTAGATCACCGGGAGGTTCCTGCCGGCCCTCTGGTGGTAGATGCCGGTCACGAACTCCGCCTTGAAGTCCCTCACCGACGCTAGGATGGAAAGGATGCTGTTTGGCGCTGGGCGGATGTCGGAGTCCACCCACATGATCCCCCCGATATCCTCCTTCTCGTACGCGATCTGGGTAGACCCGTTCCTCGTGAGCGAGTAGCCCATCCTGTCGCCTGAGCCGTCACCGCACCAGTAGACACCGTGGTTCGAAGCGCCCATGACTGCGACTCGGAGATCCTTCGCGCAGATCGGGTCCACAGGCCCATAGGTCGGGGTCACCAGCATCACTCGGAACCCCGAGAACTCATCCGCCTTCGCCTGTACCATTACTCCTCCACCAGCTTCATGACGAAGTGCATCTCGTCAATCACGTTGAGGTACTTCCTCGCTGCCGCCTGGATGTCGGGCTCGTCCTCCCACCCCTCCGCCGGCCTAAGATACACACACTCCACGTCCCACGGCTGAAGCTTCATTCCCTGGTCTGCGTGCAGGGACGATGGCCCGCCGCCGGAATGATAGAGCCGCCGGTCAAACTGCATCGGAGTTCTCTCCGTCCACGCCTGCTTGTGGAACGGGTTGGCGTAGAAGATCTCGCTCGTTGCATATGGGACGATTCCGAGGAGCCGCCCGCCTGGTCGCAGAACGCGACCGGCTTCGAACATGACGTGGAACAGGTCCGGCCCAGAGAAGTGCTCTAGGACGTGCGAGGCCAGCACCGTGTCGAAGGTGCTGTTCTGGAACAGCGACCACCTGCTCCTGAGGTCGAACTGATAGTCCGACCCAACAGCGCCGTGGAAGTCCACGTTCACCCAGCCGTCTCGACAGTCTGTGCCACACCCGATGTTCAGCTTGTTGCCTGTCGCGTACTGCTCGATGATGCCCATCAGATTCTCGTGCAGTTGCGGCAGATGTCGTACTCGTCTGCGCGGTCCTCTTCGTGGGCCTTCCTGAACGCCACGTACTCTTCGGAGTCGCGGATCACCTTCAGGGATTCTTTCTCGACGTTCCCGAAGACCTGGCGTCCGAACGGGTCGAAGCAGCACGTCGTGACTCTCCCGTCGTACGTGATGTACATCTGGTTGGTGGCCCTTCCGCACTTCTCATTCGGGGAGAACTTCTTGATCGCGTCAAGTTCGTTCGCCCAGTTCCCCTCGCGGATGACAGCGCCGACCCCATTCGGCTCGTTGTAGTGCCCCCACCTGTGGTAGAAGCTCATCTCGTCCGAGTGGTCGAAGTAGTCGGGGTTCATCACGGCATGAACCTCAACCGTGACGCCCTTCTTGTTCTCGCGGGCGTAGTCGATGTGACCTTCGATGAGGTCGAACTTCCCCTTCATGCCCATGATCTCTTCGTGCTGCCTCGGGGTCACTGCATTGAGACTGAAGACCACCCCGGAGAGCCCTGCATCCGCCAGCGAGTCGAACCTACGTGGCGTCATCAGGAGCCCGTTGGAGTAGATCTCGATGAATGCCCTCGGCATCTTGGCCCTGACGTACTCGATCTTCGACTCTAGGTCCGGGTCCAGGAGCGGCTCGTTCAGTCCGTTCAGTACCACCTTGCCAACACCCAGGACTTCCGCATCGTCGATGATGTCCTCGAACGTGTGCCGTCGCATCTTTTTCCCGCTGCGCTCCTTCGCTGCCTCCGGGTAGACGCAGAAGTTGCAAGCGGCGTTGCACGTCGAGCCAGTCTCGATCTGAAGGCTGAGTTCACCGATAGGCTTCCTGATCCCAAAGCTGTAGTGCTCCCCCAGGTCAGCCCCATGCCTCGGCTCCCACCAGCACGGATCGACGTAGTCCTGGTAGTCCGTCCTCGGCTCGTTGCTCGACTTGTTCTCGTACGACGCCTTCATCAGGAAGGAGAGCGTCCCCTTTGTGATCACCCTCGTGTGACCAGGATCTCCCCATGCCCACTCGGACGTGTACTTCGGAACGGTCCCGATGAGCATCCCCCCAGGCTTCAGGATGCGCCAGAGTTCCTTCATCCCCTGGAAGAACCCCTCCCAGTCCCCCTGCTTCCCGTAGTGCTCCATCACCTCGTAGGCGTGGATCTCATCGAATGTCTCGTCTGGGACTGGGATCTGATTGCAGAGGTATCCATCGCGCAGCCCGTGCGTGGCTACGGTCATGTCGGTCCTCTCGATCCAGTTCAGATCGAAGAGGATGTCCGGCTTATTCCTCTCCATGATGTCGAGGGTGACCCACTCGGTCTCTTCCTCGGAAGCCGAGAACTGGGGGTCCGTCAGCTTCCTCTTCGGCGGAGCAGACCCCGCCCCCAGCATGAGGCACTTCTGCTTCATCGGTCTCTCTCCCGTTTTCAAAACTACCTATACTCGTTCCACTTGAAGTCTGGGTAGCAGTCGCTAGATGAAACGCCCAGAGATGTAACAGTCGCGTAGATGAGGTTGTAGCCCGTTCCTGCAATGTCGAGGCAGAGGGGGAAGCGGTGAGACACGCTTGCCTCCAAAGAGCTTGATGCCCTTGAGGTCGCCCCAACAACGAACTCGTCAATCTTCACACCACCGGACGGGGTGCCCGCAACGTCCACCTCAAGGGCAGAAGAAGCGTTCGCTGCTGTCCAAGAAGGGCTCCCACCGATAGTTCCACCGTAGTAGATCTCCAGCCTCACCGCATAGTTGCCGGTGACGGTGAGCCCAGCGCTCTCAAGCTGAATGTGAGTCCTGTTCGTGATGGAGTTGAACGTGGCGGCGGGCCTGATCGCCCCCGCGTAGGTAGCGCTTGTTCCTGCACTGATCTCTCCCACATTACCGGAGAAGTGATAGCTAAGCTGGGAATCGTTACCAGACTCTGAGAGGACGGCTGAGCACACAGCATCCATGCTGTCTGCATTGTCTCCAGTGTGCTCCCAACGAACTGGAAGAGAGCCAGTTCTCATGTAGACCGTTGTGAGGACATTGGCATTCAGGAACTCATGAGCCCACACGATCTCTCCGTTGATGTCGAAGCCCACTCGGACGCGCCCCATCCCGAGCCACTGAAGGTCGATGACCAGGATGTAGACCTTCGTCGGGTCTAGAGTTATTCCGCTAAATCCATTTCCGTCCAGAGTGTCTAGGTTCCAGTTCGCCTGCTCCACTTCATTATTGACTGGCGACCCAGAGGTGTCAGTCCTCCTGACGATCTTGATAGAGTCGTCCGTGTCTTGCTCGAAGTAGATGCCGTTGTTGGCGTCAAAGTAGCCGACGCGCTTCTGGTTCCCGTTGCCAGCACCAATCAGCCCAGTGATCAGGATAAGCTGGCTCCTGCCCGGAACATACTGCATGTACTCCTTGGACTGAATGATGGCACTTCCACCGGCAGTTCCATCCAAAGCAAGAGCGGCAGCAGCCCTCGCGGGCGCATGAGTAACACTCCCTCCGTTGGCCGTGCTTGTCTCAAAAATGAGCGGGTCCAGGTCGTAGCGGAAAGATGAGTCGAAGAGCGCAATCGGCAGCGAGACCCTCATGCGCGAGAAAGCATCGAGGTTGTTGTCGCTGATCTGAACGATCTGATTTCCGTCTGGATTAGTCTGGAGTCCGTCAAACTCCTCCACGCTCACCTTCAGGTTCCCACCGTTCGTCGCCTGGATGTTCGTGTAGATTCCCGCAGTTCCCGGTCTCTCTGCCGCGAGGATCGACTTCACCAACTGGGCATCGTCCTGCCCGCTGATGTCGTCCTCCATCCTGTGCGAGGATGCCTTCGGCGCTACCGAGTGAAGCTGGACGTTGATGTGGAATGCAGTCTGGTCGCTTCCGCCGTTCGTGTAGACGATCCTGAAGTAGGCATCCACCGGCTGGAGCGTGAAGGTCTTGTACGCACCCGCAGCGATTGTGTAAGCGTCAGACTCGTGCCAGTCGTACGGGCTGTCCGTGTGAGAGAACTGGATAGAAAGCCCATCAGTTGCGCTCGCCACGTCCGTGTAGACCGTGATCAGGATGGAAGCGTACCCGTTCATCTCTCCCGCTGTGCCGGTGAACGTGGCGTTGGCCAGGAGCGGGGTATCGGTCGAGTTGTTCGTGCAGATCTTGCTGAGAAGCTGCGTGGTGATCGAGCCGTCAGTGTTGACTGCTAGCTCGTCTGTCCCGTCCCAGACCTTAACCTTCGTCGTGTCCGGGACAACGACTCCAATGGTCCCGTCGGCGTTGATCTCCAGGACATCGCCGTCATCGTCGTGGATCTTGATCTTCTTTGGGTGGGTCGAGTACTGGCTCATGCGTTCTCCCCGAACCAGGTAAGCCTGTCACCAACGGTCCCGACCACGAAGACCTCGTTGGGCCTGAGCCCTCTGCCATCGTTGAAGGGACCGATGGTGAAGGCCTCACCATCAGAGACGAACCCGAACCTGGTTGCCGGATCCACGTCGGATAGCCCGATGCTCATCTCGTCTGTACCTTCGTGGGCTCGGATGGTGATCTGCCGGCAGGGGACATTGCTTGTCGAGAGTGCCGTCCTAGCCACTCCCAGCGTGATCATGTGACCCTGGACCGAACTCGATAGGCTCATAACACCGCCATTTTAGCACGGACGAAGAAAGGCCCAGCAGGGGCCGGAACCCCCACTGGGCCTTCGGAAAGCCCTCTTGTAGCCGTGACTACAGGGCGCGGATGAACACGTCCTTCTCCGCCGCCGCCACGACCGAGGTGTTGTCCGCGTAGGCCTCTGCGGCGTACACGAAGCCCTCGTAGCCGGTCGCGGTGTTGATGAGCGGCTTCAGGTAGTCCTGAGAGGCCACCGCGAGAAGCGGGGAGCCCGCTGCCACGGAGATGGAGGTGTCGTTGGTGACGGACGCGTCGGTGAACAGACCGTGGACCTGGACCTTGCCGTAGGCGGAGTCCGCGAGGGACTCGGCCACGATGCCTCGGAAGAGGCACAGGGTCGTTGCCGCAGCCTGGGTCACGCGAACGCCGTCGCGGGAAGCGCCGGAATCCCAGACGCAGGCCTCACCGACGGCCAGGGTTGCCCCGGACACGTTGCGGACGATGGTGAAGACCTTGTCGTCGTCGTCGCGCTGGAAGCTGTTGAAGATCATTGAACGTTCTCCTTTGTCGGTGGCCTCGCACTGAACTAACGCCACCATGAGTGAGTGAAGGGGGGCTCAGCACTATTGCCTACCCCCCTAGAGGGCGCTAGCTCGTGATGCTGTTGTCGCTGATGCCGAGGACGCCGTGCTTGTCACGACGGCTCATCCAGTGGGCGCCGTACCACTGGATGATCGAGGTCTCGCCCGTGCCGTTCGGCGCACGAACGAACTCGCCTGGGGTGAAGTCCGCGCCCGAGTACACGGACACGCCCATGTACTTGGTGTTGGCCGCGTACAGGGTGGAAGCGGTGCTGATCGTGGTGCTGCCGTTCCGTGCGTCGGGAACGAACTGGTCGAAGCAGAGCGGAGCGCCGTTGAGGCGGATCGCCTTCCACGGGAAGGAGACTTCCTCGTAGTCCACGAAACGCTGGAGAGAACGAAGAGCCGCCGAGATCACCTCGTAGCCCAGAAGGTCGGCCACGAACAGGTCGGGGCCGGGTCCTGCGCTCTGGGAGCAGAGGTTGATCAGGTGGTCGATGTTCTTGAGCAGAGCCGCGTAGGTGCCGGAAGCGGTCGAGACCGCCTGGTTCCTCCACCAGGTCTCGGATGCCGGGTCGATGGATCCGACCGAGGTGGTGGCGGGGCTGTACTTGATCATCAGCGGGATGGGCTCCACAAAGGTCGAGCCGTTGACCGCGCTGGTGCGAGCGGTGGTGATGCTGGACGTGTCGTTCGCGCCCTCACCCTGCATCAGCCAGCGACCGAAGCGATCTTCCAGACCGGACATCGCCTGCTCGGTCTTGCTCTTGAGCAGATCGAGGGCGGCACCCTTGTTCTGGGCACGCTCGAAGTCACCGATGGTGATCGAGGAGGCCATACGCGCCCACTCGAAGAAGGCGGGAGTCTGGCCATCGGTTGGGGTCACGTCCACCTGGCCCACGCCGTTGGGGCCGAAGGTGTCCACGGGTGCGAACTCGTACATGAGAGGCACGCGCAGGCGGTCGCCAAGAGTCGAAACGGTCTTCCAGTTCCCGGACTTCTTGTACTTGAAGTAGAACGGGTTCGCGGTGGTGATCTGGTTCTGGATGACCGGGCGGATCTTGTCGAGCAGCGCCGTCAGCCTCGCGTTGTACGTGCGAGTGATGCTTGTTGCTGCCATGTGTCAATCCTCCAAAGATTGGTTGGTCGAACCGCCTATGGGGGATTGCACTGCGCAACGAGACCATAGGCGCTAGGGAACGACTGTCCTTGGTCACGCTGCGTTTCCGCCTTGCTTCTCGGTCGGCCTCCTACCGCTCTACGTTTCCCCTCCGAAGAGGATGTCGGCGGCGATTGCCAACTGGCAGGCTATGTCCGCGTACCTTCAGTTTCTGAACCTATACAAAAAGGTATACAAAAGTCAAGACCCAAAAAAAGGGCGGGCCAGGGGACCGAGAACCCTGACCCGCCCCACGGCTGGGGGGAGAGACCTAGAGGCTTTCTGCGGAAAGCTCTGCGTCTGCGATGTCGAGCGCCTCGCTGATGCTGCCCGCTTCGCTCACGCGTGACTTCTTGCTCATCCTCGCCTTCGAGGATACACCAGATGGCTCCTGGTCGGAACGGTTGCGCCTGACCTTCTTCGCGAGCCTCCTCGCCGCGTTCCTTCCGGCGTTCGCACCCTCCGACTTCACGTTCCTCGCGATGGCCACGTCGAGAAGGGTGTCGAGGTACTCGGCAGGGGTCATCTTCTCGCCAGGCACGATCATCCCGCTGGAGCCGAGTTCGATGACCTTCCGCTCCAGTTCTGGAGTGAGGATATCCTTGTGGCGCTCCTTGAACGACTGCTCCTCGCTCATCATGCGCTGAGCTTCCTGGGTGCTTGTGAGTTGGCCAACCACCTGTTCCACAGGCTGGAGCGCGTCACCGAAGCGAGCATCTGCCCACCTCTCGAAGACGGAACGAACACGGGGGCCGATCTTCTCACCGAAGAGGGCTTCGAGTTCCTTCCCGGCTTGCTCCATGGCGTTGCCAGCGCTGCCCTGCTGTTGGTCTGCCGCCGCAGCACCGGCCTGAGCCATCTCTGTCGCTTCCTGGATGGACATCCCGTGGGCGCGTGCGAGGGTTTGCACTGTCCCAACTGGGTCGCTCTTGTAGGCCGCGCCTAGCTGGAGTAGCTCTGCGTCCTGCTTGACCCTCTCGTTGTACCCGCGCATGATCGCCCGCTTGAGCTTCTTCAGCGCAGGGTTGGCGTTGATCGCAGCGATCTCTTCTGCTGTGAGGTTCTCCAGCGGGTCTACGTTGGAGCCCTCCTCCTCCTCAGCCTCCTGGGCGACGAGCTTCTGTTCGTCGTCCTCGTCGTCCTCTTCGTCTTCGTCCTCGGACGGGTCCGTGTCCCAGTCGTCTACCTCGTCGTCGTCGTCCTCTTCGATGTCGTCGTCTTCTTCGACTACGGTGTCGTCGTCCTCTTCGACTACGGTGTCGTCGTCTTCGGAGACGACATCCGTCCCGGTCTCATCCGGCTCTTCACTTGTGCCTAGAGTCTCGTCGGACTCGGCAGCGATGGCCTCTGCGATACCCATTTGCTCTCCTCTACTGGTATTCCTTGAACGCGTCGATCCGAGCGTTGCACTCGGCCAGGCGGGCCCTCTTTGACGCGAGTTCCTTCTTCATTGCACGCTTCACCTTACGAGCCGCCGCCTCCGGGTCGAAGTTGCGAAGTTGTCCACGAAGGAATTGTATCTCCTTTGTCAACACCGCCTTATCCTTCTTCGCGTACTTCAGTTCCCAGTCGTCATCTGGCTGCGCGAGGCCACTCTCTGAAGAGACGTACGCCGAGATCTGCATGGAGGGCTTCTTCAAGTGCCCCTTCTCAGACATCTCGGTGAGGTGGTCAGAGATCTTGCTGGCCATGGTGGCCTCCTACCTGTAGTTGAACCCGTACCCGGACTTGCGCTCCTCTAGGAGGTTCGACTTGTACTGCGGGACCTTCACGTTCTTGTTCGCGTTCTCGTACCCAGGCGTCTCGTTCAGCGGGTTCACGTTCGGAGCCTTGGTCTGCGCCGGCTGTGGGGCTGGCGCCGGCTGTGTTGTCGCCGGCTGCGTCGAGTAGCCAACGCTCCCGCCTCCGCCGCCGGCCTTCTTCTTCTTCTTCTGCTGCTGCTGCTGTCCAACACGCCAGCCCTGGAACACGTCCTTCGCCTGGTTGGCGTCCGTCCACCACATCCCACCGCCCTTAAGAAGCTGGCCCTTGATGTTCTGCGGATCGTTGTTTACGTTGCTCGGATCGGCAGTTCTCTCGTTGCGCATCCCGAAGATATTCAGGTTGTTCTGCCCGGTGTCTCCAAGCTGCCTCTGGGTGTTGAACTGGTAGATCAGGTTGTCCACGAGAGGGTTGCCGGTGTAGGTGATGTCGCCGGCACCACCGAACGTTGTCGGCTTCGGTGGCGGCGGAGCCTTTGCCATCTTGCTGGACGGGTTCGCGCCCTGCTGACCGGGCTGGCCCTCCGGGTTCTGGATCCAGTTCCCGCTCTGGTCCTGGATGACGCCGCCTGTGTCGATTGGCTTCTCGACGCACGCGTTCTCCTGGTAGGAGAAGCGGTTCTGGGTCGCGTGCTGCTTGTCCTGTCGGTAGGGGAACTTCGGAGGGCACTTCGGATCCCTGAACTGCTCCCACCTCTGAAGGGTCTCCTCATCGAAGCGGTCGAAGTCCTCGGACATCCCCGCCTCGCGTGCCGCCGCACGCATCCCGGTCACGTCTGCTGTGCTCTGTAGCGAATGCCCAGATCCCGGAGAGGTCACCCCGGTCCCAACGGTCGAGTTTCCCTGCGCGTCTACAGCGTTCGCACGATACGCGTTGTCAAACCACTCCTGGAGACGGTCCTGCCCACCCCACGAGTCGCGGATCTTCTGCTGTTCGTCCGGTGGGAAGCTCGCTAGGTAGTTCTCTGCTGGGCTGGGCATGATGGCCTCACATTAGAGGGTTGTTGATGTGCTTGAGCACCCTCGCTGGAGCCAGGAAGTTGATTCGTGCTCTATCCACAGTCACCCCGTACTCCTCAAGCATATCCTGGGCAGACTGTGTGAGGGAATCGTTTACGGTGATCAGGTTCCTCCCTCCCCTGATCCTCTTCTGGAGTTCGCTGAAGCTGTACTGCATGACCAGGGGCGGGAGAAGGCTCTCCCCAACCTCCCCTACCATCGCCGTGATGTCGTCGGAAGTGGTCACAGACCTGATCACGTTGTCCGGCCTGATGTGCCAGACGATCACGAACCCGATGGCTATGGTCTTCCCGTCTTCCGTCGGTAGCACCACCGGCTCGAACTCCGTCGCGTCCTTCAGGATGCTGATGCGCTCGTAGCTGGACATCAACGGCATGTGCCAATGGAATCCTGGCTCTAGGAGCCTTGGCTCCTGGCCGCGCCGGAACAGCACCCCACGCTCTGTCACGTTCAAGAGGAATGGACGAGGAAGCCAGGACGTGAGGTGCTGGAAGAACCCGGCGATGAGTTGGAAGAGTTCCACTACCTGAACATCTCCGGGTTCACCGTCAGCCTAGAGACCTCACCGTAATCCTTGTGGAACACGATGGCCTTCAGGTCTCTGGCTGCGCGGTAGCCGCGCTGGTGGTGCCAGGCGTCCTTTGGAGCGAGAACGCGGAAGCTCTCGACGTTGCAGCCTGGGAACTCGTGGATCTGGGTGTGGTGGATGTGCCCTGTCCACCACACACGGTGCTCTGTACGCCCCCATGCCTCGTGCTGATCAGATGCCATCAGGCCGGGGAGCTTGTCCATCTTCACACCATGCCCGTGGTGAGTTCCGATGAGAACCTTCCCGTACTCGGCGTAGTGGAAGTGCATCGGGCTCGTGTCGATGAAGATGCGCGGAGTGTTCTCGTAGAGAGCGTGCATCGCCTCCGCGAGGAAGATCGAGGACGACAGGTCGTGGTTCCCGATCTCGATGATCACCCTCACCACACGGTGCTTCTTCGCCACTTCCTCGATGGTATTGCGCATCGCCCTGATTGCGGCTCGGACCATCTTCGGGTAGCGCCCGTCCGCGTCGAGGAGGTTCCTCTGAGTCGGCGTCACTGTGTCGAACGAGTCGTAGTGCATGAAGTCGCCCATGAAGGCGATGAGGGCCTCGTCAGACTTCGGCGCCGCAGAGACAAGGTAGGCGATGGACTTGTTGAGCATCTCCTCACCGATCTTGATGTCCCAGTCGTCCCCAGTCTCCCTGTCCCACGAGAGCATCCCTAGATGTAGGTCGCTCACCGGATAGCCCACGAATAGGTCAGAGTCCATGTGCTGACCAGGGCTGGAGATCTGCGGAAGGGGCTCAATCTTCTTGGCAAGCTCCTTCGCAATCTCGGTCCAGATCTCGATGCGGTCCCTGTCTTCTGGCCTCTCCTGGACCCACTGCTGCTGTACCCTCCCAGCGTTGTCGTAGAGGGTGGAGACCTTCACGGCCACGCCGTCTGGAAGCTGGATTGCCTCGTCCGGCTCCTTCCCCTGGCGCGTGGTCTTGTTCCAGTACCCCTGGACCTCACCATCTCCGTCGTAGAGCACTGAGGTGCCCTTGGAGGTCATTCCCTCGGGGACCTCGTGTACAAGGCCGTGGTGGGGCGCGTAGCCCTGCTGAGCAGCCTTCTTGTAGATGGAGCGGATCCCACGCCGAAGAGTCGTGCCGTCCGCGCCGACATCGCGTGCGGCTGCGGAGTACGATCCGTGCTCGACCCACTTCAAGTACCAGGTCCACTGCAAAGGAGTCGCGTACTTCTCTAGGCGATCATCGGCCTCGTCTGGGGCTACGGCTGGTGGATTTACTTCGATCATCTCTCCCCCTTGTGATTACAGTGCTTCGGCGGCTTCTTCAGAAGCCACTGCTTCAATGCGTCTCGGCCACGATGAAACAGGCTCCAACGGCAACCGCCGCAGAAGAAGTGCTCACAGATCGAGCACCACTCTACGGCGTTGTCCTGGTTCCCGCAGATGCAGCAGTTCACTAAGACTCCGGGTAGAAGAGGCCCTCGCCTGCGGCGTAGAGTGCTGTCACGTCTTCCTGCGTGAGAGCCGTGCCTTTGAAAAAGGCTACGTTGTCCAGCACTCCGCTGAATGTTGTATTTGATGCTCCAATAGAGATGGTTTGCGTGCTGTCTCGAATGGTTCCGTTTGACGTGGCTGCGCTGACTGTGAAGTCCGAGCCATCAACGGAAATCTTGACCTTCCCGGTCGTAGCATCGAGGACACAGGCAACGAAGTGCCACTCTTCTGGGGTGTAGTCAATTGGGCCTGCGGTGATTGTGTTTGGCCCATTGTCAATGAACTGACAATTTATCCTATCAACACCATACCCCGCTGTGGCTTGATACTCCCACCCATTCCCCTTAGAGATCGGGATGAAGTATGTGGATGCAGGCAAATCCTCTGCGCTGAACCAGAAGGTGAACGAAAAGGAACCCGTTCCGGGGTAATTCCACACCGCATCGGCAATAGTAAATCGTTGTCCAGACGCTGTTGGGGTGTTTGCACCCATCCCCGAGTCACTCCGCTCCACCAGCCCAGCGACTTGCAGAGGAGTACCCTCTGGGGACATGTCCTCAGAGCCGACTGAGTCCTTGTACGCCCCGGCACCCCCTGATGGGTCTTCGTCAAGATCCCAGCAGGCGGTCATGGTGTCCACCGCTGCGGCGTCCTCGCAGGTCATGCCCTTCCCAGAGTTGTAGAGCAGGTCGAGGGTGGCGTCCGCCACCACCTCACCCTTCCACCAGTAGACCGGGCCCACGGTGCCCTCAATCGGGTCTCGGTTAGACCCTGCGGTCTCGGCATCCCCCGCCACGAAGTCGCTGGTGCAGTCCCCCATGTCGGTCGCCATCGCGGAGCCGGTGTTGCCCTCCGTCCCGTTCACCCATGCAGTGCCCTTCTTGGTGGAAGAGTCATACCAACCACAGACGAAGTTCCGCTCACCAGCAACGAGGTTCACGCCAGTGCTAGCGCTGTCCTCGAAGCTGTTGCAGCTCCTGCTGTAGTAGATCGCAGGCTGGAGCCCATCGTTCCTGAAGTGCCATTCCCTCTGCGAGCCCCAGTCGTCCTTCCCGATGTAGAAGTCGTTGTCGTTGGGGTTGTCGTTCACGGTCCAGAAGCAGGCAGTGAAGCTCCCCCCGGCGGCAGAGAGTGTGGCTGAGTCTGCGGCGGCGGCTCTCTTGCCCTCCGTGCCATCGTTGGCGAGGGCATATCCGAGAGCCCCGCCAGTCGCCGTTGGGGTGTTGACCGGGGTCAGGTCGTAGGTGGCCTCATCACTGGCACAGTCATCACCGAGGTCGGTGTTGTCGTTGAAGCACCAGATCGCGGTGGCAGAGTCGTAGACTGACGACGACGTAGTAGACGCTGTGATGTCTTCTGGCGGGCCACCAGGCTTTCCGTGAGATGTTCCTGGCGTCGTCCCGTGCTGCGGCCAGAGGACCAGAAGGAGAAGGACTACCCAGCGCATGGTGGCCTCCCGGCTATTCGCCTGTCCAGAAGAGCTTGTCGCCTGCCGTGCCAACGAAGTAGAGGTCGGACGGCTTGATGCCGGCCCCGGACGGGTACGGCCCGAACGTCCACGACTCACCAGAGGTCGCCGTCGCCACTAGGTAGCCGTGCGCGTTGGTGCCGTCACTCGCCACGTCGCTGTTCCCGAAGAACGTCTGGTTCCCGCTGAGGTTCAGCCTGACCGTGATCTTGGTGTAGGGGTTGTCGTCGTTGGCCAGCTTCGCAGCGGTGGCCCCGATGGTGTGAACTCCACCTGTCATGGTTACTCCTCCTCGTCGTCTTCGTCGTCGTCCGGCTCGTCAACGTCGTCTTCGTCTTCGAGGCCGAGCACCTCTTCCGCCTGGTCGAGGAGCACCTCTAGGCGCTCGTTGGCCTCCGCGATGGCCTTCTCGTCAGGGGGGAACACCTCATCGAAGAACTCCCCGAGGTCGTCGCCCTTGATCTTGCACTCTGCGATCACTTCCGCACCGCGAGTCTTGTCGCGAACCAGGACGAGAAGGTCCCCGTTGTCGTTGATGAACTCGAACTGTCCTACCTTGGCCATGTCTTGTCTCCTAACCTTTACCTTCCAATGAGGGCGCACCACAGCAAACGCATAGCCGTCCTCAGTCTTCCACATCAGTCTCGACGCCTGAACCCAGGCCCGCCTTTGTGATACGGGGACGTTGCGGCCCCGCCGTAGATTACCTTGCCGCGCTTCTCATCGAACTTCTGGGTTCCGTACTGGAGATCCTTCTCCTTCATCAGGCTGCGCCGCTCGGAGCGAGACCCGATTGGAACGCCTCGTATTCCAAGCTCGTTCGTGCTCGTGCAGCGAGGATCCTTCCTGTCGAGCAACTGGACATCGACGTAGGGCTCGAAGGCGTCATCGAAGCCCGTCATCGGACCATGATCGTCAGGGTCTCCCTTGCAGAACGGAAAAGCTCCGATGCCGACGGTGGCGCAACACTTCTCACAGTGCGACCACTTCCCGTTGGGATCCTCCAGTTCGGTCGTGCCGCACTTCGGGCACTTCTTCTCTTCGCTCATATACTACCCCGCTGCTTGTGGTGGTGCTGCTGGTTGTGGCGCGTCTGGTGGTGCTCCCTCTGGAGCGCCGGTCCCGTCGTTCGGCTGGCCTCCGCCGGCCATCGGCGCTACGCCTGGTTCGGCTGGCTGGCTACCCCCACCCTGCTGAGCCATCGCCATCTGCTGCTCCATCTGATCACGCATCTGTAGAGCCTGCATGATGGACTGCTGATCGACGGAGTTCCTGATTCCCATCATGTTGAGCATGTTCTTCAGGAGCGGTGGAGACATGGACAGTAGCCTGCCTACGCCTGGGTTGGCGAGCATGTTGAGAGCCTGCATCAGCTTCTCTGCGTGCTGGGCCTCTGTGACTGGAGACATCGACTCCACATCGACTGTGATGTCCCAGCGCCCGTCACCGAACGCTGTCTCCAGATCATCTGGTGCAAGCTCGGTGTACTCGCGCTCCATCGCAGCCTTCGGGTTCATCAGGGCCGCGCTGTGAAGCTCCATAGCTGCCCTGAGCACGTCCTCTGGGACTGGGTTCTGGATCTGGTCGAGTGCTTTCGCGATGTCTGCCGTGTCTACCAGGAGGGCCTGCTGCGGCGCGTGCGGGTCGCTGTTCATGAGCACCCACTGAGGAAGGGTCATGCGCTGCACCGCTGTCCTGAGCAGACCAGAGGCGATCCTGGCGAGCCAGTCTGCGACCTCCTGTTGCTCGTACGACTGACGCACGTCGCTCGCCTGGCTGAGGGCGCCGACCTCTGTCGCTGTCGGCTTTCCACCTCCGCCGCGAGTGAGGCGGTCGATTGGGCTCGTCGCCGCCTGCTCTGCGAAGCCCTGCTCGGAGAGAGACAGCGTACGGATGGCGCTCTCACCGAACGACGGCTGCTGGACCGGAGAGATCGGCTGCATGTTGCCGTTCTCGACGCCGACGAACGTGCCGAACTCGTCTGTCTCGAACTTCTCCAGTTCGTCCGACGTGAACGCCTGCTTGTCGTACACGTAGCGCGGGCGCGTGCCCTTGCGCACGAGGCGCAGCCACTCGCGGGCGTCGTTGAACTCGTCCTGCTCCATCAACTGCTGCGAGATCGGCGGGATCGGATACCACTCGCCTGGCATGACCTCTAGGCGGATGTCGTAGAGCGGGATGTGCTCGTACTCCTCCTCCTTCAGGAGGTAGTCGTGCCCCTCTACCAGGACGAGACGCTTCTTCTCACGCTGGTCCCAGATCTTCCAGACTCGGACCATGTCGGGCGGCACGTCGGATGGCGACTCTGCGGTCTCCATCGGCATCAGGTCTCGGTCGTAGCCCTCTTCCCTCATCTTCGCTGTGGCCTTGAGGTCGGAGGTGTTCGCGAACGACTTGGTGCGCTTCACGTCTCGCACGTACATCCACTCCCAGTAGCCGACCCAGTCCTGTGCGATGGTCTGCGAGCGGTCGTTCGTGGCCACGTAGAACTGCCTGGCGGGGATGTGGCGGACGTAGAACGACTCGTGGACCGGGAGGGACTCTAGCTGGTTGAAGATCTCCTCTTCTGGAGAGTCCGACTCGGGGATCTCCTCGGTCTGCTCCTTCTCCTCCTGGACCGTCTCGCTCTCGATCAGTTGCGGCCTCTTCGCGTACGGATTCTCCGCCCACTCTGCCGAATAGCCACCCTCAACGATGCCGAAAGCCCAGTGGGCCTCCTTCAGGGCAACCATGCACTCTGGCTTCAGGCGCGTCTCGTCCTGACGGATGATCGTGTTGATGGTGTCCTGGAGGAGGAGTGCGCGACCGGAGACAGTCTGACCGGGAGAATCCTCACGACCGATAGCTGGACGCACCCTGATGTACGGGTGGTAGTAGAAGATCGAGGGGATCTTGGTCTTGAGGTTCGCGAGGATTTTGTTGATGACGTATCGCTTGTCGCCCTGGGCGTCTAGCTCGTCGTCCTTCGCTCTCTGGAAGCCTCGTACGTAGTCGTGGGCGCGATTGACTTCGTAGTCCTGCTCCCACTTCTTCTTCACTTCCTTCGCGACACGGATGCGCTTGAACCATCGACGCACCACGGCCTTCTGTCGCTCTTCTTCCTTCGCCCGGTCTCTGGCGTCGAGAGCTTCCGACCCTGATGTCCCGACCTGTGGCTCGTTCGGAACGTCTCCCATGGAGAGGTTCCCAACATCCATGAGTTCATCTAGGCCCGGTGTTTCGTTTCCCATCAGTAGCCTCCGCCGCGTGACTTCCATTCGCCCCTACGCCTCTGCCGCACGGGAGGAGGGGTAGCGGTGACGGGGGGAATCGTGACCAAGACCCGACCGTCCTCTCTAGCATACGCCTTTAGCTGCCTCGGAGCAGCAGGCTCAGAGGCGGGAAGTGGTCTGCTGTTCACGACATAGCGGATGCAGTCGAGTGCGTGGTCGGGGATCTGGTCGTCTCGATCCTTCCCGTAGATCGGCGCTCCGTCGTTCTCACCAACCACCTCAAGCTTCGCCGCCTTGATCTCGCGAATGGCGTGGTTGCAGCCGTGCTCCCAGTCCTGGTCCCTCGAAACGAAGTAGATGTGCGGGGCCCCAAGCTCACCAGTGAGCGGGTGGCGGTGGTTCGCGTCCACCTGGAGGTACTGACGCAGCCTCTGCCTGGAAAGCATCTCGTTGTTGTCCGCCGGCCTCCAGTAGATCTTCGTGTCCTCGGTGATGATCCTGCCGTCAGAATATTCATCGGCCACTGACCATCTCTTCTCGCGCTTGTTGTAGCCGGTGATACCGCGAGTCTTATCGAAGATCGACGGATCCGCCAGGTTCATCGAGAACGTCAGCGGGATCGATAGCTGCGTGATTGCCCTTCTGTGGTCGGACACGTTCCACTCCCCGCCTTCGGTCATCCCCTTCTGGTAGTACTCCTGCCAGAAGAAGATGTTGTTGTCTTCGTCCACCCCGTACCAGAGGCAGCACGTAGGCGCGGTGTCTCCGTGGTCTAGCACGCGCCCGAGGCGCATGTTGTTCTGTATGTGCGAGACAAGTTGCGGCGTGTACTCCAGAACGGAGGACTCATCGAGCCTGAAGAGGTGGCCCTTGGACTTGACCCACTCACCCTTCACAAACCGCTTGATGTAGTCCTCGTCCTGCTGGAGCAGCATGTCGATGTTCTGCTCTCCAGCGAACTTGTTGGTGGTGGTCGGCATGACGATCTGCCGATACCCCATCGGGTAGTACTTCTGCCTGGCCGTCTCGGACTCCATCGAGAAGCGTTGCCAGAGCCAGTGCATCTCTGGGTCGCCTTCTTCGATTGGGTTTGCTGTGAGGATGACGCTGAGCGGAGGAACCGGACGCCCAGCGTTGTCCTTCCAGGGCCAGTCTCCATTTCTCCTGTCCATGACCCAGCCCGGAACCTTCGCGCCCTTCCAACGACCGAGACGACCGAGGAGGATCTTGAACGTCGCCTCCTGCATCTGCTCCGCCTGGTCGAGGATGGCCCCGTTGATTTCGAGACCCTTGAGAATGGTGGCACTGTTCGGATTATCGAGGTAATGAAAGAGGAAACTTGACCCATTCTTGAGGGTGACGACCTTCTCGTTGGTCGGCTCCCCGATGAAGTCGGGGCGGATCCACTGGTCGAACGAGGGCCTGGTTGTAAGAGAAAGATCCTTGAAAGTCTTACGAAGGACGGCGACCTTGTAGCCCGGAAACGACTCACACAGCAGCAACATGTGGAGGATTGCCGCCGTGGTCTTGCCGCTGTTGAACCCGCCGATGAGGAGTAGTGGCTTACCCGGTGGGTGCTCTACCGCCTGCTTCTGGAGATCTGACGAGTATTCGAAGGGCGCGGGTGCTTCTGTCGTATCAACTGCCTGTTCCTGGTTTTGTTCCTGGCTCATCCGTTGGCTCTTCTGGAATCTCGGTCGCCTCTACGTCGATGGTTTCTGGAAGCGGTGTGGTCACTGATACGGCTGCATTCTCCCACGGCATCTTGGACCCAGGTGGGAGCATGATCATGGGGGTAGGAGGAGGAACGTATCCCTCCACCTGTAGCTCCTTGTACCGCGTTGCCATTCGCACAGCCGCGTTGATGGCGGTCTTTGCGGCCTCCATCCTCGTCGCCAGGTCTGGGTGTTCCATTGCCTCCTGGACGACCACTGCTGCGTTGTTGGCGAGTCCCACGATCCGAGATTCGAACTGGTGACGGAGTCTTTCCATGGAGAGCCGTAGTTCCTCGCGGAACTCGTGCTCCTTCATCCACACCTGGACCCGCTGTCGTCGGACGCCGGCTGCTTGCGCGGCTGCTTCTTGCGTCTGGCCTGCCGCGAGCACCAGGAGCGCCCGGTTCTGCTTCGGAGTGAGACCCTTCTTCGCCATCAGTCCCTGTTCTGCCTTTCTGAACAGGTGTCGAAGTGGCAGTTGTAGGCAGTCCGGTCATCGTCACCGGAGTTGCCCTGTCCCATCCTCAGGGCAAGGGGATCGTTGGTCTCGATTCCGTTGATGGCGAACTTGCCGCCCTCCACGGGATCGATGTCCATGAGCATGTTCTTGTCGTTACGGCTCTTGGCCCAGAACACGGGTGCGCCACACATGCGGCAGTCAGTCTGCTTCATCCTTCTTCTCCTTCTCGGGGGCCTCGGTAGTGAACGACAGACCCCCGTCTTCGTTTTCGGCAACTGTCACGACGTTGCCCTCTTCCGTCTCTACGGCAATCGAGGTCGGCATCGGGAAGCCTTCTCCCGCCTCCTTCTTGATTTCTTCGAGCTTCTCCTTGTCGATCCACCCGTAGATCTGCTGCGACTGGTCCTCCCACGGCAGGGTCTCCACCTGGAAGCCTGCGGCGTTCTTGTGTCCTCCCCCGCCGTACAGCTTGGCGATCTCGGACACGTCGAACTCCCCACGCGAGCGAAGCCCGAACTGCCACTTCCCGTCGTTGCGCAGGAAGAAGCCTGCGGCGAACGGGTCGTCGGGGTTCTGCTCCACCAGCTTGCCGATGTGGTCGCTGGAGTTCATGTACGGCACGTTGATGATCGGCACCACGTACCCACCGAGCTTGCGCCGCACCGTGTTCTTGATGGCCTTTTCTCCGAAGACATCGACGTACCTCTCGATGGTCATACCCTCGGAGATGACCTCGTTGGGTTCCCTCTTGTTGACCGCGTCGAAGGTCTCGAATGTCATCGGCATGGACGCCAGGTAGGCGGACACGGACTTCGATCCGGGAAGCTTGAACTTCCACAGGTCCCGGTCCTCGATGTAGTCGATGATCCAGGCCTTGCGCCGGCCCAGGAGGCGGGGCGTCTTGTTGCCGGCCTTCTGGTCAGCCAGTCGCTCCATCTCGTCGTAGGTGATACCAGCACCGGAGCGGCTCATGTCGAACACGATCTTGTCCTGGTCGCGCTGGACCCGGAACTCGTTGCGGATCTCTCCGAGGATTTTGTCGAGTTCGGCCTCTGCCGTCTGGTGGTGGTCGTAGACCGTTGTCTTCTTCGAAGACACGATGAGCTTCTTCATGTCCTCGCGCCCGTACGAGAAGTCTAGAAGCCACAGGTGGCGTCCCTTCACCAGGTTGAACGGAGGCGGATCCCCGTACCTCACAGACACGAAGTCGGCCTCCTCGCCGTAGAAGTATCTGAACGCCCAGGCGGCACCGAGTCCGTCGTAGCACTCGCCGTGATATAGAACTAGCGGTCGTGGACGCATTCGACCTCCCCTGGTATTTCGATGGAATCGAGAAGCTCGCAGATCTCCTCGTCTGTCAGTTCGCTGAAGTCGCAGAAGTAGGAGTTGCTGACCTCGAAGATCTCTTCCTCTGCCATCTCTCTGGTGAAGTCGAGGTAGTTCTTCGCGTCATCGATGTTGTCCTGCTTGTGCTTGAACGACTCACGCGAGTGCTTCAGCCCGCTCATCAGGAGCGTGACAACCTCCGGGTGGTCCTTCAGCGACTTCTTGTGAAAGTTCCACCCGAACTGGTGGAGGATTCCGTCGAAGATGGCTCCGATGGATTCGTGGTTCTGCTTGACGGGGCCGTAGTCTTCGCCCCTACTCTCCCGGATCGCCATCAGCTTGTCCTTCTGCACTGGGCTTCTCCTCTTCCTCGATGTTCCTCTTCTTGATCGCCGTGAATCCCGCCACGACGTAGGCCTCTGAGGCCTCCAGGATGCGCTCTGCGCGTTCCAGAGACTTCTGTAGGGATAGTCCGTTGGCGTTGTACGGAGCCGCACACGCAGCCAACATCATCGACGCGCTCCGCGCCTCCAGGATTTCCTGCTCGGTCAGTTCGACGTTCTTCTCTTCGCTCACTTGTGACCCTCCAATGCCGCGATGACGAAGTACATGATCATCCCGTTCTTCGCGGCTACCATTGCCTTGTCGATGCGTCGTTGAAGCTCTGCTTTCTCTTCGCGGAGCTTCCTGATCTCCTTCTCGTGCTCGATGCAGACGTTGATCTCCCCCGCGTTCACTCGATCTCCCCGATCAGTTGTCCGTCGTCCTTGATGTAACAGGTGAGCGAGTACTTGAAGGCATCCCTTTGCCGCCTCGTCTCAAGAAGCTCGTTCACCAGGTCATCGTTCTCGTCCTGGAGGTGGTTGCAGCCCTCGCACTCGCGAGACTCCAGACTCTCACGAAGCTCTCTGATGAGAGCCGCCTGCTTCTTGTTGATCTCCTTGTACGTGTCCAGCTTCTTCACCAACCCCCACGTTCCTGGGTTCATTTGCTCATCCTCCATGCCCACAGCCCGGCCTCCCAGGCCGAGGCAAGCGTGAACTTTACTCGGTCTCGCCATGTGTACTTGACTCCCCTCAAGGCCTTCCCGATCAGCCACGGTCGAAGCGCGGCGTCCTCCTTGACCAGGCGACGGCGAATTGTCTCACGGTCTACGTCTCGCTCGTCGGGTGGGTCGAAGATGGAGCACCCCCCCGAGAATGTGTCGAACCTTGCCATTTTCACCTCTTCCCAGCTAGGCATCCTAGAAGCCTGTCATGAAGTGGTCGTAGCAGTAGTCGCCGTCGAGCGGCCTCACCTGGCAGCCCTCGTGCTTACACTTCTTGTCCGGTGCGATGAAGGCCTCCTGAAGGATTTCCTGCTCGGTCTTCTCGGTCTTGTTCAATTCTGGCGGCTGTTCGTCTTTCGTGAACAGCTTCTCTCTCTTCTCGCGTTCGCGCTGCGCTCTCTTCGCCTGGGTGAGGTAGTCGCGGCGGACCTCCTTGCGGTAGATCTGCCGGTACTTCTCATGACTCACGACGAGCCAGCGTCCTCCGTCCACGGGGATGATGCGTCGTCCCTCGTGTTCCTCGTTCTTCGAGTGCGGGTCTGGGGAGGAGAGGGTCTTGAAGGCCTCCTCGATCTCGGCCACGTCGTGTCCGAAGACCTTGGCGAGGAAGCGGGGGTTGAGGGAGGTGATTCCGTCCTGGTCCTTGTCGGCCAGGATGGCCATCCAGACTCCCCACGTCACGAGGCCCTCGTCTGTGATCGACGACGTGAGGGCCTTTCCGTCGAGGATGGCAAAGCTCATACGTCCTCCTTTGTCAACATTGTCCCATGGCTGTCAACACCCCCTGTTGACGCTGAAGACACGGATGACCCTTTGCTTTGATATGCTTTGCTCTGCTTTGAGGGAAGTACATACTACGTACTACTAGATTAGAGAGAGAGGAGAGCACGCTAGTGGTTCTTCCTTCCGAAGAGCCAGGAGGAGCCTTGACGCCAAGGAGAGCCTGTGGAGATCTCAGTCTGAAGAGGCCTGGAGTCCCGAACCCGCTTCAGGCGAAGCTCTACAGCTTCCAGATCCCCTCGAAGAGCGGCTTCCCAGCAACCCTCAAGTTCAACGTCGTCCAGGTGGGCGACATCGCGGGCCAGAGCCTCTCTCTTCGCCTTCTTGCTCATTCACTGACACCTGTCAGCAGTTGAGGGTGTGAGTCGCAGTGGACAAGCCCCCGGTCAGGATCCATCCGGCAGTTGCACCGACGTAGCTCCTCCAGACCCCTCATCGCTTGCTCCACCTTGAGCCTGAACACGTTCACCAGGTCGTTCCTCGATAGCGTCTGCATCTCCAGACCCGAAATGGATATCGGTGCCGCGTAGCAGACCCCGTCGTTCCTCACCGCCCGAATCACCCACTGGTGAGTGTCGCTGTTCACCGCCGGCCCCATGTCGTGAAGATTCATCTCCCCCCACCCCTTCAGATTCCCCTCCAGAGCGTCCAGGAGGCTCACAGGGCCCCTCTTCACGTTCCCCGAGACCATGGACCCCACCGCAGCCGTTAGAACGGCTCTCAGGCCCGTATTCGAAACCTCAGCCATCGTTGCCTCTCCACGTCGTAGACGGCGAAGTATACCCCGTCCCGACAGTCGTCGTGTACGTGATCTGCGTCGTGACCCGCCTGTGCCCACACATACAGCACACAGCGTGCTCCCGTCCGTTCACCGTCTCACGACCACACATGCAGTGCTCGCAAGGCTGAGAAGGCTGAATGTAGTACGGTAGACCCCCAACAGGATTCCCAACCTGGTCCCGAGATCCACGACACTCAGGACAGGTGACTTCTCTCGTATGGAAACACGCCATGACATACCTCATAGTTTGTTCTTTTGGGGATTTTCTGGGGATTCCCTGATTGTGAGGGGGCGCGCTGGAGACCTCACCCCCCGACCTCGACCTGTATACCCCCCACCCCCTACCCTCCCCAGGTGGTTGATGGGGCAGTACTTACCCAAACTGAACTGTTCTGTCAACTTTACATAGTTCATATTATAGGCTGTACCATCCCCAACCTGTTGCAATGACTAGGGTTACCAGGGTCACAGCACCTGGGCCCTGCTTCGGGGGTCTCCGGGGGGTCTCAGCCCCCTCCTGGCCCCTGAACTTGAATCCCATGTTCAACTTACCAAGATGAAAACGGGTTTCATGTTCACCTGGCCAAGTCGATCATGAACTTCAGTACCAGGATGGTCACGGCCCCGCTCAGGAAGCCAGCGGCATACGCCGCAACCTGGGCCCCCCACATCCGCTCGTGGCGCTCGTTGTAGAGCACCCTCAGACGCGCCCTCATGCGCTCACAGTACGGGCAGTAGACCTGATTCATCTTATACACCTTCTTATATACCTACCAACCTGAAGTTGAACTTCAGTTTCAAGTTAGCTGGTATACCTCTTTGTACACCCTCAGAGCACCTGGTCCTCGACCCGCCCGCGCCCCCACTCAAAGGACGCCTCAAGCTCCTCTCGGCTCGCTGGAGCGTCCTGAGAGACGCTGGAGACCAGATGGGCCCACCTAGCCCGTAGCGCCTCTCTACGCCGCTCCTGGCCCCCGTGAACGCGCCTCTCGCGCCGCCTGTGGATCTCTCTCTCGACTGCCTTTTGGGCCTCCCAGAGAGCGGCTGCGATTGGGTCTGCCATGATGTGATTCTACCCTTGGGTCTGGGTTTTCTGGTTTTGCCCTCCTGGTGGTGTTCTTCTAAGTCTAGGCCAGGGAGGGGTTTGCCGGCTATTTTCAAGGCACGTACGATTTTTCTTGACTCACCTGTCATAACACATGGTAGACTGCGTCTCGAAGTTAGACGGTGGCGGCAGACAGGGGGTCACCAAGCCCCGGCAATCTGAGCGTCAGCCACATGAAAGCGGGCCTTACACCTGGAGCGGACGTTGGTCGAAGGGTACGGGCCTTGAGAGCTTAGCGGCTCCGAGCTAGTGGCAGGCCGAGCAGCGAGAGGCACCCCCTCCCCCCGGAGGAATCCCGAGTAGAGAGACTAACCCGTCAAGACCTTAAGAGTAGAGGGAAGGCGAGGGACCAAGGGTCTCGGGCGCAAGGGGAGGACGTAAGCGAGGAGAGTACGGAGATTCGGGGCGGTCCTATACGGCCCCTCTCAGACCCTTCAGACCCGCGTACGGCACGCTGTTCGAGCGTTCCGGGAAGCGGCGAGGAAGGGGGCACGCCCAACGGCAGGCTGAGGGGACAAGGGACAGACGCCGGGTCTTGATACCTCTCTCCTGGGCTACCACTTCCACAGTCTCAGATGTAACGCTTCCCGAGACCCCCCGGCTGGTTGGACCTTCGGGTCACTGGCGGGACACGGTTCCTCATGGCGGCATCAATCAGACGATCAGGAAGGCTACAGGTGGCCCGCCACCGTCCCCCTGGGGCCCGCCAGAGAGCATCTAAGCGGCCTCTAGACAAGAGGACGAGGGAGAGAGGGCTAGCAGCCGTCAGAGGGGGCCAGAGAGCTTCTAACGACCTCTACGGTGCAAGCGGCGGACGATCCGGGAAGGGGGCCAAGGTGCTTCTAACGACCTGACCGGATCCAAGGGCTCACAAGAGGTAGAGCCCGAGTCGCACGTCTACTAGATCGAGGCCGATCATGTCTTCGGAGGGTACTCGCACAAAAGGAAGGGCTGAGGAGTCCACGAGTGTCACGGGCCGTACGCCTGGTGGGCTCCTCGCCTTCATTGTCCTGCTCCCGAGGCGGCGCGTACAGACCCGCCTCCAAGACCTAGAAGAGGTGACTCGGAGTCGAGTGGGGGCAGAACAATGGAGGCCGATATGACCGAGTGGAATGACGGGCTGAAGGACGTTCTCGCCAACTGCTCCGCCGACGCACCCTGCGGGGACTGCGCGGACTGCGAGCAGGACCAGATCGATCACGCTATCGGGTGCGAGCCCGAGATCAACTGCGAGTGCGAGGCGGCGAACGCCCCGTACTACCGTGAGGACGAGTGCCGCATCTGCGGATGCCTCGACGTGATGACCCCTGGTGAGGATCTCTGCCGGGGCTGCGTTGACGTGGATCCCGAGCCGGTTTGGCCGAAGGAACTGACCTGCTCGGACTGCGGGGAGGAGGTCCACGAGACCCACTACCTCGGGTACAAGACCAACGTCTGTGATCCCTGCTACCGGGTCCGCAAGGGGCTCATGCCCCGCGAGGAGAACGCCGAGTGGATCGAGGACGCCGAGACACTGTCGCACCTGTAGAGAGGGAGGGAGCCATGAGCCACTACGTCTACACAGTCGCCGGTCACGGGGTCTACTGCCCCAACGGAGACGTGATCTCCGCCCGCCTGGTGAAGCACTTCGGCTGGCTCATCACCGAGAACGGTCACCGCTACGGAGCAGGCTTCTACAAGGTGATGGTCGAGGCCGAGGACCAGAAGCTTCTGGAGCATCTGGCCGAGCCCTGCGTCTAGCAGGGAGCCATTGATTCGAAGAGAGGAGGCAACCATGCCCCGGACACCATTCAAGACGTGCCGCTTCTGCCGGTCAGTCACCCCCGACGCAGAGTACCGGGAGGGCTACTACGTCATCCTCTGCGCCGCCTGCCATCTGGATATGGGGCGCAAGGTGAGCGAGGAGTACCGTCATACGCCCGACACGCGGGTCACCTTCCCCAAGGAGACCGGCGTCCTGAAGTACAAGGCAGGGCGCGTGAGCGGCGGACAGCAGGGAGGAGGCCGATAATGCGAGTCAGCAAGGACGGGAGCCGGATCGAGGCAGTTGACGCAGATGGCATCTGCTACGCCTTCAACGTGAGCTTCGACAGGCACCACCAGGTGTTCAAGTTCTCCTCGCAGGCGCTGCATGACGTGGCAGTCCAGAGGGCGAAGCGTGATCACGATCTGGAGTACGACTCCCCCGCGTACCAGTACGCTCTCGCCATCCTGGACGTGATCCGCGAGGATCAGGCGAACGAGTGGATCCCCTACGAGATCGAGTCCTTCTCCGAGCTTCACGATCACGTTGACGCGAACGCATACCTCTGGGAGGTGATCCCAGATGCCAGCGAGCGAGTGTCCCTCTGCAATGAGGTGACCGATCACGTTGACAGGCTCCTCTCCGAGCCTCTTACCGGGAGCTAGAACCTATGCAGAACGAAGTGAGCTACCAGGCGGCAGAGGAGCAGGCCAATGCCGGGTCCGCCCTCATGGAGGAGTTGAACGAGTACTTCGGAGTGGAGGGCGCGGACGTGAGTCGTCTCTCCCGCCGCCTGTACAAGGCGACAGCGTGCGGCGCGTGGCTCAACGTGGACGAGGTGGGCCTGCACCTCGGGAGCATCGTGGAGGGCAGCGACGAGGTCACCGAGACCCAGATCCTCGACTGGGCCAGCTACCTCCGCATGGACGAGGGGGACCTCGCCAAGTGGCTGGACGAGGCAATCGAGAACGTCGAGAACGAGGCTGAGATCCTCTGGAACGAGGCGAACAAGGAGGCGTGGGTATGAGCAAGGTGAGCCGGTACGAGCGAGCGTACGTGCTCCTCGCCCAAGTCGCGCAGCGTCACGCCGCGACGTGCGGTGACTGCTACGTCCCCATCATTGACGCCGAGGGCAACCCTGGTTTCAGGAGCGAGGCGTGCCCCACGGGCGCCAAGATCCTGCGGATGTACGAGCGGGCCGAGGCGCGTGCCTTCGAAGAGATGAGAGAGAGAGGTGTTGCATGAGCCAGAACCGCGAACGCTACTACGTCGAGACCGAGTGCGACTACGACGATATGCCTCTGGCAGAGGATCACCCCAACCGCCGCCAGGTTGAGGATGGTGTCTTCGCAGTCGCCTACGTCCGCGCACGAGTGGTGAACCTCATCACAGGCGCTGTCGGGGAGGGGGCGCTGTCGGGGATCATCTGCGATTCCCTTGGAGACGAGTACCTGAGCGACTGCATGGATCAGGTCATGGCCGAGGCTAAGCACGCCGCGTGCGTGTAGAGAGGGGGTAGAGATGGGAGCGCAGGAGTTCTACGTTGACAGCAACGAGACCAAGCTGACCAGGGGGTTCGCCCTCGCGGTCGAGGACGCCCGCTGGGAGTACGGGCACGGCGGGTACACCGGGACAATCGGTGAGAAGACCGGCGTGCAGCGCCGTCACTTCACCGTGAACGGTGAGCTTCCCACTCGGCAGGAGGCCGTCCAGGAGGCAGAGCGCCGCATGGGCACTGATGAGGTCAACTCCAAGTGGGATGACGCCGAGGCATTCAAGTACCAGAACGAGGACGGGAGCGAGGGCTGGCTCATCTTCGGCCTCGCCAGTTCGTAAAGGAGGAGTGATGCCGAGCTACCCGGTGTACGGACCAGAGCATGAGCTTGAACGCTGCGAGTGCGGTCTCTTCGAGGCTTATCACCGCCCGGACGAGGCGTACTACAACGAGTTCAAGCTGGAGGGCAAGCGGTCGTCTAGCACCGCCCTCCGTTGGCGTGGCTGCACCGAGTATCGGCCCGAGAGGGTGACCTTCGGGGAGGTGTTCTCGGAGTGGCTTCGCCGCAAGAGGGGGGAGTAATCCCCCCTCAAACCTGAGAGGTTGACATGACCAAGGCAGACAAGAACGTGAAGCTGTTTGGTCGGATCCTTTTCCTGCTCCGACAGGAGCGCAAGGAGGCGTCCTAATGAATCAGGAGCAGAAGGAAAGGATGGCTGGCCGTCTGATGGCGAACGCACTGCGTGTCCTTCTCCTCGACAAGGAGATTCACGGCTACCTGGTGGCGAACGACATGAAGGCGTTCCTTCAGGCCCGTGACGCCCTCAACGTGTACGAGGAGTTTGTGGGCCCGACAGTACTGGGCGACTAACAAGGGAGGGAGCTATGAGAGAGCGAGTGGGACCGGACGGCGAGCCCATGATCGACATGGACTACGTCAACCAGCTAGGGCTGGTCTGCCCCGTCTGCGGTGACACCAGCGACATTCACGAGGACGGCCAGCCCCTGGTTTTCGACGGCGGGGCCTCGCAGGAGATCCGTTGCGACTCGTGCGGCGCACGCTGGAAGGATGAGTACCTGCTCACGGGGTACACGCTCCTGAGCGACGAGGAGACTCTTCCGAGGAGGGACTGATGAGGAGAGAGGCAGTCGGAGTGATCACGATCCATGACTGGCAGTTGTACTCCGACATGAAGGGTGTCGGTGCGGCTGCGCGAGCCTGCACCAAGCTCCTTCGCAAGGCCCTGCACAACGTGCGTGCCGGTGACGTGAAGGCAGGCCAGGAGGCGTACCACAAGTGGGTCATCCTCGTGGCGAAGGAGGGGCTGGCCCGGTGGGGAGCCCTCGACACCGAGCCGTGCGTGCAGGCCACGCTGGAGATCGAGCGCATCCTGCGCCTGCCCGAGTACTCAATCCACAGATAGGAGGGGACCGTGACTGAGGCAACCTACTGGATCCTGGTTTCCGGCGACGAGGACTGGGAGATCCATACCCAGCTACGTGCGGAGTACAAAGAGGCGCGTGAGGAGGCCAGGCGGATCAAGAGCATCCTCAACGTCCCCACTCTTCTGGCAGAGATCGGCTTTCACGAGGTGATCGTATGACCCCACAGGCATTCCCGGTGAGCTACCGAGGCTACATCATCACGTTCGATCCGCCGCCCATCCCGGTGCGGACGAGCGACTACCACTACGTTCACTCGGACTTCTGTTGCCCCGAGTGTGACAACCGACATGGCTCCTGCGGCAGTGTGCTGGAGTGCATGGAGGAGATCGACCAGATCATCGAGGAGGAGGAGTGATGCCTAAGATGAAGCTCAAGCTCGCCATCATGCGAGGCGAGAACTACACCTTCATGGGGTTTGGACTCGGTGACCTGGAGGCCACGCAAGTGGTGAAGATGGCATACCGGGATCACCGGAAGCAGTTCCCCTCCCTCCCCCCTTTCGAGGAGTACGTCGATGAGTACGGCATCGATCACTTTGAGGCCACTCCGTTCAAGAACCTGACCCTGAGCCGATAGGAGGCATCGATGGGATACGAAGTGACGTTGAAGATCGTTGACGTGAGCCGACACAAGGACCGTGACGGCAAGCAATGGGGTCGAGTGCTGGGCTCTGTCGAGCTTGGCAAGCTGTTCCCTGGCGCGTTCTACGAGCTTCACGGCGACAGCAAGCCAGCGAAGGCTGGCGTCTACTTCTACGCCGACGACGGTGACACCCAGGTTCTTGAGGATCGGTACGGTGACGCCCTGAGCGTCATGGAGCCGCACAAGGTTGTCTGGGCTCTCGCCCAGGACCAGCGTGTCCTCATCGACCAGGAGGGGTTGGGCCGAGGCTACTGGGCATACGACGCAGCCATAGCCATGCTCAACGCAATCCAGACGCACGGCGACAGCTTCGACAGAGTGGTCGTCATGGGCTTCGGACACTAGGAGGCAGACATGAGCTACTACGACCGAGAGCCGGACTGGGAGAAGGTTGGTCTCGTGGACGTGGACGCCGGGAGCGTGACCCTCGGTGACCCGTGC